ACTGGTGATACGCTAACCTTCAAAGCAATAGCCGATGGCAGTGACCCTTACGCGCAATTGGCGACACGCTATCCAGAGTGGTTTGAAATTGTTCCGTAGGAAACATTTTGACATCTCAACCCGAAACAGTCTATACTCGTTATAGGCTGTTTTTTGTTGGGAGTTTTGATAGATGGCGTTTCCGTCATTTGGCTCAATCTTCGGCTCACGCTTTGCGCGCGCTTTCGGGCGTAGCGGCGGTTCGAGTATCGCCAGCTTGTATCGACTGCTCGACCAATTCAATACGCCTCGATCAGCAGGTGCGGTGAACGGCACACAAGCCGAACCGACCGGACAAACGCGCACCGTCACGGATGGTAATAATAAACTCAATATTTCGAGTGGGAAGGTTAATGTAGCCACCGGGGGCGTGGGGTTCGCTGACCCCCGGCTCTCTTATCCTACTTTGCCCCGACAGCGCGGATTAACGCTTTTAGTCGATGTCGTATTGGTAAATCAAACGGTATTATGCGGATGGGGAACGACACCAAGTTCTGTCGTTACTCAAATTGAATTATTTACGACTGGTTTAATTGCTCAGGATAATGGGGTGGCTATTACTGTTGGTGCGGGAAGTGTTTTATCAACCCCCTATAAAGAGGCCATTGGCTTAAGAACTTCAGGGGCATGGTACTGGATTAAAGGGGGTATTTATACTTTTTGGAATTTAATTTGGGTTTCTAGCTTAGTAAGTTCTGATTTACTGCCTACTTTCATGAATGCCACGAGTGTAAGCGCTTATACACTGGATAACATTGATGTCTCCAACACGCTTTATGTTCCTACACCCCTCGCTTATGATACTTTCACACGTGCTGATGGCGCTTTGGGCAGTACTGAGACGACCGGGCCAGATAGTCAAGTCGTGGCTGCTTTAACATGGTTATTTACATCGGGCAAGTGGGCGATTGTCACGAATAAAGCAGTGGCTACCCCCACGCAAGGTTCAGACGTGGTGGTGAACGGCACGTTCTCAGCTGATACCGATTGGACGAAAGGCGCGGGCTGGGCGATTGCGGCAGGATTAGCGACGGCTACAGCAGCGAGTTCTAATCTCACTGCCAATGTTGCGCCCTTGACCAATGGGGTATGGTATCAATCGGTTTATACTTTAAGCGCTTTTGCAGCCGGAACCGTTCGGGCGCGATTGGGCGGTACGAACTGTCCCACTCGAAATGTGAATGGTACGTATACTGAAACGCAGCGCGCTGGGGGTACGTCTTTAGTGGCAGTCGGAAATGGCTTTACAGGCAGTCTGGATAATTGGAGCGTTAAGGCGCTGACGCTTAAAGACCTATTCGCTAGTTTGGTACTATCGACCGCCGATGTATGGGCATATGTCAATATCACGCTGGAGAACGCCACCAGTGGCAAGCAGGCAGGGCTAGTCTTGAATTTAGATAGTGATAGCGCGCCTGCCAATTTCATCATTGTGTATTTGGATGGCGCGGGGAATATCCTCGTCGATGAATGCGTGGCGGGAGCATATGCCAATAAACTCGCGGCTACAGCCATTACGTACAGCGCAGGCGCGACGTTAGCGGTGATGCGCTCAGGAACGGAACTGCGCGTGTTTTATAATAATGCGGCGGTCGGTGGGGCAGTGACGATGACCGCCAATACCAACCTGAAACATGGGTTGTTCTCTACCTCGCCTCTGAACAGTCTTGATAATGCGCTCTTTATGGCACGCGGTACAGGTGGCGAGTATGAGGCGGCGTTGAACGCGCTGTTAGCGGCATGATTGAAATTCTGATCGGCGTGCTGCTGGCGATTTCCACCAACGCCGCTTGCGACTATGGCAAACCTGCCGACTATTATGCGTGGATGGATAAGCACGAGAGCTATCATGTCATGGACTTAAGCACCCCCGAACATGGCGACATCTGGTTGATAAGTGACCGGGATCACTTCGACGGCTATTACCTGTTCAAGTTCAAGAAACCCATCGCTGAAACCATTGGCAGCGGTGAAGATCATGGCGAGTGTTTTCGATTTGTAGGGAAAGGTTAACGATATGTCCGATGCAATATTCGCGCTTCCGCCGCTTTGGACTGCGAGCGGCACACATCAACGTAAACTCGTATCGAGTATTTTAACCATCACTTTTGGCTTGAATGAGCAAGGTTGTTATTTGCAAGTGTTGAGCCAGAATGTGCGGGTGGTGTTGGACGGCGTGACGAACCCGCAAGTTGGGCCGCCCGATATTGGTTTTGTGCTGCGACCGACTGACCCCGCTTTTACCTTTACGGGTAAACCGGGGGATAAAATCTTACTCATCCAAGAGACGGCTACAGCAGTGGTACAATATCAGATGTTGACCTTGAGTGGGTTATATCGGTGAAAATGGAAAATAAAAACGATATTCAACAACCGATTAACTGGCGCAGTCGTATTGTCAAGTACGGCAAAATTCGCGCTGGTGACATCACGCCCCACCCCCAAAATCCGAGGCGACATCCGCAACTGCAACGCGAGGTGGTAGCAGCTTCGTTTGACGAACTAGGGCAAATCGCGCCTATTTTGATTAACGCTCGAAATGGTTATTTGGTGGATGGTGAAGAGCGCTCATGGTTAGCGCTGGGGCAGGGCGATGATGTTGAGGTGGATGCTATATGGGTAGACCTCAGCGAGGAAGAACATAACAAGGCGCTGGTGTATTTTGACGCAACGGGCGATCTGGCGACGTATGATGCGGAACGACTGGCATTGTTATTAGCAGATGTAAATAGTCCAAGTAGTGCAATTCAGCAGATGATAAGTGAATTAGCAGAAAACGCAGGTGTCATTCCGCCAAATATTGACTTCAAGGAATATGACGAATCGGTGGCTGATGAAGTGCAATATTGCACTTGCCCGAATTGTGGACATAAATTCCCAAAATGAAACCAATCGAATTTATTGATAAACCCCTGACTATTCAAGAACCGCCGAACTTTAAGGTAATTAGCACTTTTTCGGGTTGCGGTGGTTCGTCTACAGGGTATGTATGGGCGGGCGGTAAGGTGGTATTAGCGGTTGAGTGGGATGATAATGCCGTTGAAACCTATCGACTAAATTATCCCAATACACCGATTTATCATGGTGATATTGCCAAGCTATCGGTTGAAGAATGCTTAGAGCGCACAGGACTTAAGGTTGGCGAATTGGATATTCTGGACGGTTCGCCGCCCTGTCAGGGTTTCAGTACAGCCGGTAAGCGTGTGATGGATGACCCGCGTAATCAACTTTTTCAAGAATATGTTCGATTATTGCGAGGGTTAAAGCCTAAAGTGTTCGTAATGGAAAACGTCAGCGGCATGGTCAAAGGCAAAATGAAATTGATCTTTGCCGAGATTATGCGTGAACTCAAAGCCAGCGGGTATAAAGTATCGGCACGATTATTGAATGCGATGTATTTCGGTGTACCGCAGTCAAGGCAGCGTATGATTTTTATTGGCGTGCGTGAGGATTTAGGTATAGAACCGAGCCATCCGAAGGCGCAAAGTAGACCATTGGTTGTACGCGATGCTTTCACAAGTTTACCGACGTTAGATTTAGATGTGCCAATTGCATGGGGAAATAACCCTAATTGGGCAGTGTCTAAATATATTCCATTGATTAAACAAGGTAAATCTTGTGATGATGTACACCCTAAAAAGGCGGGTTATAACCTTATTCGGTTGCACCCAAATAGGGTATCGCCAACCATACCAAAAACTTGCAACGGTTCTTTGTTTGCTGGTTTACTCCCTCCTATAGGCAACCGTTATTGTAGTATTGAAGAATTGAAACGGTTGTCGTCTTATCCCGATGAATATCAATTGTCTGGTGATTTCAATAATCAATGGGCACGTATCGGCAATAGCGTTCCACCGATGTTTATGAAAGCGATAGCCGATCATATTTGGCAGCAGATATTAGAACCGCGATTGAGTGAGTAGTTATGGCACGTAAGAAGAACACCACCAAACTTGATTTAGACCCAACGCTTGCCCCTCGGATTCAGGCGGCTTTAGAGCGTGGTTTAACCGTTGCTATGACCTGTGCTGAGTGCGGCATTGGTCAAGATACCTTTTACCGCTATATGAAATCTAATCAGGATTTTCAAGAGGCTGTCACACGCGCACAACAGACGGCACACATCAAAGCGGTGGAGGTGTTTCGCTCTGGCCTCGAAAGTCAAAAAGAAAATCACGTTGAGATTAACGAGTTTAGTGAAACACGGTTAGACCGCAAAACGAATAAGCCATATACCTACGTCAAAAAGACGACCACCAAAAAGGTCATCGAACACCCCGCCGACCCGCGTATTGCTGTGGAATGGTTGAAACGCCGCGATAGTCAGAACTGGTCAGAGAAGCTCTACTTAGAGTTTGAACTCGACATCAGCAAGATTTACGAGTGGGCGCGATTGCTGCAAGACTTCAAACAAAGCCCCGCCGATGTCATGGAAAAGATGCTTCAGCGTTTACATGCCGAAAAATCTAAAGTGAGCCATGATGCTTGACCTCGATGCGTTCGTTGAGGATGTGCTAATCGATGTTGGCGCGATTGAGCCTGAACCGGTTGTTGTCGATATACCGCCCGCTGTCGATTGGATACAGAGTAACTTTTATATCCCCGAAACCAACGCGGCTATTCAGCTTGAACCCTATCAGCAGGCTGTCTTAGGTGAAGCCCTCAAAACTACGAAGGGCTTATTCGATTACAGTTTCATTCTGTGGAGTGACCTGAAGAAAAGCGCTAAGTCTACCATAGCAGGCGCAATCAGTTTGTACCTCGCATGGCATCACGCATGGGAAACCGTGCGCGTCGTGGCGAACGACCTGAAGCAGGCCGACAGCCGCACATTCTTCTATATCGAACGGGCGATACGTCTCAATCCGGCATGGGCAGGACTGTGCAAAATCAATAACTATGAGATCACACTGCCGAACCATACCACCATCCACGCTATCCCTGTTGACCCTAAGGGCGAGGCAGGCGGCGGCGACTTGGTGACGACCTTTACGGAAATGTGGGCGATGAAAAGTAAGGCCGCCCAAACCCTCTGGAGCGAAACCACACTTAGCCCGCTTAAGTTTGGGAAGTCGATCAGGATAGGCGAAAGTTATGCAGGTTATAAAGGCGATAGTCCGGTACTCGAACCACTTTATGAGACGGGCATTAGGGGCGAACATCTCAATTTAAGTTTCACAGACAAAGAAGGCAAGTTTCACGATCTATCCGACTTAGAAGTTTATCGCAATGGGCGTATGCTCATGATGTGGAATACCCGCCCGCGCTGTGACTGGCAGTCTAAAGCCTATTATGAACAAGAGGCGAGTGTACTAACGCCCGACGAATTTCGGCGTATCCATCGTAATGAATGGGTTGATGCGACTGAAACGTTTGTCCCTGCTGAATGGTGGGCGGCTTGTGGGCGTGAGACCTATGCAGCGGTAGGGCATGACGAACCCTGTATACTTGCATTAGACGCGGGCATTTCGTCAGATTGCTTTGCGGTCGTGATGGTGACGCGGCGCGATGATAAAATTCAGGTACAATACGCTCGTAAGTGGCAGCCTCAGCACGGGCAAAAGTTGGATTTTGAGCCGATTAGATTGGAGATTGTACGACTTATTCATGAGCATAATGTAATCGAACTCTGCTATGACCCCTATCAGTTACACGATTTCTGTACACGACTTCGCAATGAGGAGTATGTCAACGCGAGGGAGTTCAACCAAGCCGCGCCACGCGCTATAGCTGACAAGCGCTTGTTTGACATGATACGTGAAAAAAGGGTACAACATAAGAATGAGCCAGACTTGAATGAGCATATTATCAATGCCCACCGTAAGCCTGAAGAAGATAACAAGCTGCGGATTATCAAGGGGCAGGATACGAAGAAAAAAGTTGACTTAGCCGTTGCGCTCAGTATGGGAACTGATCGCGCCTTTGCATATGCGATGGACTAACAATGCCTGATGTCGATACACTGACCCAACTAAAAGCGACTACGCCCGAACGGTTGTCGGTACAATCGCGGGCTACGGATAGTCCTTTCGCCCCCACATCGGATGTGAGCGGGGCGGGTTTATTTTGGGTGCAGCTCGGCAATCAACTGGATGAAGAACCGCAGTGGAACGCGATATATCCACACTGGCGCGACATCTATTTGCAACGCTTTGCGCGACAAGAGCCGATGTTAGCGAGCGCCGTGTACTCAATGGCGACGCGGATTAGCACACTCAATTATCAGGTTAATGGGCCTCCGCGTGCTAAAAAGTTCGCCTCTGAACTGCTGACCAGACCCGGCTTAGGCGACAGCTTGAACGCGCTTATTCAGAAGTGCATCAGCGATCTGCACACCTCCGATAACGGCGCATTCATCGAACTCTGGCGAGCGGGCAATCCGCTGAGTGACGCTAAGAACCGTCCGGTACTCGGCTTCGCGCAGCTCGATAGCCGTCAGTGTTGGCGGTCTTTCGACCCTGAATATCCGGTGTGGTATACCAATCCGGTAACTCATGAAATCCGCAAGATACATGCCTCGCGCATAGCCTATACATCCGATAACCCACAGCCGACCGAACTCGCACGGGGTATTGGCTTTTGTGCAACATCGCGCGTGCTGCGTATGACGCGCGTGTTTAAGAACATGCAAATCTTTTTGGATGAGAAGGTTGGCGGGCGCTTTAATCGGGCGATTGGCGCGGTATCCGGCGTTACGCCTAAACAGTTGAAGCAAGCGCTTGAACAGAACGACGCGCAGGCCGATAACAAGGGTTTTGTGGTTTACAAAGACATTCCATTCCTCGTTAGCCCGAACCTCGAAAAGGGCAACGAAATCAAGCTGATGCTGCAGGACTTGGCCTCTATTCCTGATGGCTTTGTATTCCGTGACGATGCCGACCTGTACGCCTATATTCTGGCATTTGCCTTTGGCGTAGATGCCCGCGAGTTCTGGCCTGCTACCTCCAGCGGCGCGACCAAAGCCGATGCGACGGTACAGAATATGAAGGCGCGGGGCAGGGGTATTGGTAACGACATTGCGCTGATGGAGGGTCTTATCCGTCAAGCCCTGCCTGAAAGCGTAAGTTTCGAGTTCGATTTCACCGATGACGATCAGGATAGGGCGACGGCTGAAATCCATCAGCTGCAGGCCAATACCCTCAAAACCTTTTTCGATATGGGCGCGTTGAATGCCCAACAAATTCAAGCGCTCGGTATCGCGCATGGCATTTTAGATGCGGAAATTATGGCGACCAACAGTCAGCCACTAACCAGCGATGATAACCCTGATACACCGGACAATGCGCCGGATGTGACCACTGAAGATTATGGCGCACCGGATACCAATAACCCCAATAAGCCTACGCAAATCGGTAAGCCGAACCAACCACAGCAGCAGCCTGCTGTAAAGTCGTTTGATGACTATCGACGCTCTATTCGCAGCTTGACACGCGGCTACTGGAACGGCGAGTTATCACGCTTCGATTTTGTCGATGGCATGGTATCGGCGATTGATCGGCACTTTGAACAGGCATGGGAAGAGGTCGAAAAGCAGTACAGCATCGCGCCAGACGAGCGCACTGAAACCTCACAGGATAGGCTTGATTTAGCGGTGAACACCGAGATTAGTTACATCACGGGCTTTGCCGATGCTATTGAGGAAGGCAGTCAAGCCAACGGCGGCGCATTACAACCGTTGATGGATAGAGCCGAATTGTGGGCGAATGGCTATGAGCGCACCCTTGAGTTAGCACAAACGATTGTCGGAAGCGATAAGAAATTTCGATGGGTTAGAGACCCGCAGAAAGCCTCTTGCGCTGATTGTATCCAATATGACGGTTTAGTGTTCTTTGGTTCACAATGGGATGCTGCTGGTGTACGTCCTAAGGGTGAAATGCTGGAATGTGGCGGCTTCAATTGCGGGTGTATTCTAGAAGAAACCCCTCTCCCTAGAACAAGAGGTTCAGTCCCCCCTCTTGTCGGGCGTAAAGGCGCGATTATTTATATTAACAAACCGATGGATTTAGTCGCTCAGAGTGTGCCATAATGTCGCGTGAACCCAAGTATTATATCCGCGTGTTCAAAGACGATGATTGGTTCGTGCTGTGGCGGCTCGTCTGGCAGCGCGATACCCGCATCTATCAACCGATCTGGCGGCATCAGGACGCGCTGGGCAGCGATGTGCCACATCTCTATAAGACACTGGTCGGGGCGCGTAATGCGATAGATAAGATCGCGCCTAAAGGTGCTTTTACGACAGTAGCGGTGTGGGGTGAAAAGAATGGTATCGCTCAAACTACAAGCCATTAAGTCGCCGAAGATGCCGACCGGCGAGGAGTACGCGAAGGCCATGCAAAATGCTGTGCAGAAGTCGGCAGGGCTAGTGCTTAAAGACCTTGAGGCGACTACCCGTACATGGAAACATAAACCTGCCTTTGATGTGACCATTACACAGGTTGGGGATGATTACAGCGTGACAGCGGGGACGGATGACCCGATCTATGGCTATGTCAACGATGGTACTCCGCCTCACGCGATACGCCCTAAGCGCAGCAAGTATCTGCGGTTTAGTTCGGGCTACAAGGCGAAAACACGTCCGAACATCATTGGCAGTGTGGAGGGCGGCGCATTCGGTAACGATGTATTCAGTAAAGGCGTGCTCCATCCGGGCTTCATCGGTCGTAGGTTCGACCAAGCGATAGCCAAGCGCAGACAAGTAACCGTCGCGCAGGAAATTAGCCAATCTATCGCTAAGATTGCGCGTAAACAGACAACTTAGTACAAAGTGTTTACATTTATTGTGATTTTGGGGTAGCATAGAAGAAATGCCATATCGCATCAATGGACAATGTGTACAGGTCAAGCGCGATAGCGGATGGAAAGACCTGAAATGTTATGACAATAAACATGATGCTGTGGCTTATTTGAGAGCGTTGGAGGCCAACGTGTCAGACGCGAAAGAACAAACGAAAAAAGACAGTATGCCGTCTAGCGCTGAGGATTACGCTTATGTCCCGGATGCGAAACTCTCTAGTACGTGGAAGCTCCCAATTGATACGCCGGAGCATATCGCTGGTGCGATCACCGCGCTCACGACAGGTTTTAGAGGAAATAAAGTCGAAGTCCCGTCGGATGCTAAAGGGAAAGTCGTTAGCCGAATACGCGCGGCAATTAATAAACTGGCTGATAAAGATCAAAAAGCAAATCTTTTAGAGAGACTGGATAAGGTTAAAGAGTTGAGCGAAAAAGCCTTTACAGGATTACTGCCACAAGCGGAAGTAAACTATACGCCGCTTTCAACGAACGGCAATAAAGCCTGTGCTAACTGCCGATGGTATCAGGCGTGGAATGATAGCTGCCACTTGGTTGATAACTATCCCGAACCGATACTCCCCACCGGCTATTGTGACCGTCAAGAAACGACACCTGCGCCTGCACAACCTGAAGTCGAACCGATACCCGTTACGATTGTCGAACCGCCGATGAGCGCTGATGACAGCGCTGAGATGGCGCTCCCCACTACACGGCGCGGCTTAAAGGATTTGATACTCGATACCTTCAAAGTGTTGGGGCAAGCGCCCAAAGATCAAGCCTTCACGGTGTTCAAGGCGCAAGATGGCGAGCATTATTGGATTAGTCGGCACACGGGCAAGTTCATCGACCGTGAGAGCGAAATCATCACCAACAAAGCCCATGATGATTATGTAGCGCGTGTGCAAAAAGGACTTGTACCGATGCCTGAACTGTGGACGTGGCATAAGAAAGGCACAATGCACGGGCAGGCCGACTTTGTTTGGAAGTCGGGCGGTTTCACGTTAGGGCTAGGCCACTTCGTCGGAACGCCTGAACAAAAGAAACAGGCTGTTGAGTTCTATCAGAAGCATGGCGATAAGATCAAGCTATCACATATGTTTAAGTATCCCAAGCGCGGCAAAGTCGGCAAGGTTTACCACGCTTATAACACAGTCGAGATCACAACGCTCCCCGATGGCGCGGAAGCGTTTCCATATACGAGTTTTCAGGAGTTTGATATGTCATTAACGACGGAACAACGGGATTTTATTCGGGGTATTGGCGGAGATGACATGCTCAAACGTGTCGAAAGTGCCGATACCAAAGCACTTAGCGACACTGAGAAGCTAGAGAAGCAGGGCGTGATGAGCAAGGGCTTGGATAACTTTGAAGGTTCAACACTTCCAGAAGATGACGAAGTGAAAGCGCTTGAAGTCGCCACGAAGGATTTGGACACTCGGCTTAAGGCACTTGAAACCATCCCTGAACATATCGCGCAGCTTGAGAAGTCCAATAAGTCGCTCACTGACCAATTGGCGCAGGCGCTTAAGGCCGAGAGTGACGCGCTGGCGAAAGCTAATGAAGTCGAAAAGAAGCTGCTTGAATATCAAGCCGTTGAACCGCCCGCCAGCAAGTCGAAAGACACCTTGTTGGACGAACGCGAGAAATCACTTTTTGAGCAGATCGGGCAGCAAGCGAAATCTGATGGTTCATTGTCCCTACTCGAAAAAGCATTCGGGTCAACCCCCGTCGTTTCCGGTTAATTAGGAGTTAAAAATGACAGTCTATATTGATGGTGTGATGCAGCAAAAGAGTATCGGAACGGCGCAAAAGAACGACCCACCGTTAGCGCCCGTTGCCCCCTATGGTCATGGAACGGGTGGCCTATTCAATCGTCGTGATCGTGAAAATCCTGTCTTTAGCGCGGTTATTGCACCGAACGCGGGCGTGGCCGAAGCGATCCCCGTATTCAATGGGGCGCGGGATTTGGACAATCAGTTTGGTGGTACAGATTGGGCTTTCGAGAGTTTGATTACCGGGCAAACGGCGGGTAATCTGGACACTTTCGCTAATCAGCCGATTACCGCCTGTGCTGACGGGCCGGTAGCAGGCTTGATGAAATTCTGCTCGCTTGCTAACACACTCGGCAATTACAAGATGTCCACCCGCGAGGTTGAGATCGGACGTGCAGGGCGTGTCTCCGATGCAACCGATGCTTTTACGGTACAAGTCGCTAATGAAATGCCGGATAGTGTCGCGGGCGCGATTGGGTTCGGGAAGTTCACAGGTATGCCGTCATTACAGAATGCCGTCAATAATGAACTTGCGCGGCGTATTTGGGAAATGGGACTTGGTTTTCAGCGCATGTTTTACCCGCGTGTCTTTACGGGCAACCCAACAAATAACGTGGGTACAGCGGCGGATATTATGGGGTTGGATTTGCACATCAATAGCGGTAATAAGATTGATGCATTAAGTGGCTCATCTTGTACAGCCGCTAATTCTGATGTGAAGTCCTTCGGAAGTGCTTTGGTGGGCAGTGCCACGAATATCATGCGTTATCTCGAAATGTGTGATGCTTTTGCCAACTTCCGCGCCCAACGTCAAGGCTTGGGTGTACCCACCTATATTATTGCGATGCGTCCTGAGTTGTGGTTTGAAATCACTGAGATTATTCCTGTTCAGGTTTTGCAAAAGGTGATCGCCGCGATTAACAATGTGACCAATGGACGTGCAACGGTTAATGGCAAGGAAATGCTCTCTGACCGTGATGCGCTGCGTAATTCTATGAGTATCCCTCTGAACGGCCGTCTTGTGCCTGTGGTTGTCGATGATACCATTGCCGAAACCTCGCTCGGCAATATCTCAGGTGTTCCTACTTACAGCAGCACGATTTATGGCATCCCCATGACCGTACTCGGCGGTATGCCTGTGACCTTCTGGGAATATTTTAATCACAATAACTCGCAGGCATTAGCCATTCAAACGGCGGCGAATGGTCTCACTTGGACAACGGACGGTGGTATGTTCCGTTGGACTTCGGAGTTTGCTAAAGGTTGCTTGAAGCTCAATGTTACCTTTACCCCACGTCTGCGGATGCGTACTCCACAGATTGCGTGGCGTATCGACAATGTGGCGTACCAACCGTTGCAGCACTTCACCAGTTGGGACCCGAACAGCGCTTACTTTGTCGATGGTGGTCAAACGACTGGCGGCGGGAACAAGTACTACGCTGCGTGGTCAACATCAACGCCTGTATATCCCAATCAGTAACTTTAGTCTCAATGAGTATCAAAGAGGGCGCTCACAAGGCGCTCTTTTTGTGCTATAATAAAGTATCAAAATAAAAGCCCGTGCTTCAACACGGGCGATTAGCCAAAGGAATGGAACTCCAATGACTACCTCCGATATTACATCACAGACTGTTGAAATTCAATTAACTAAAGGATATGTAGCGATTGTTGATGAACAAGACGCTGATTTAGCATTAAGGAGATGGCACTATCTCAGTCTATATGCTGGGTATCATGAAAGAATATCAGGTAAGCACGTGGCATTTTTAATGCACCGTATAATTTTAGAACGCTCCTTGAAGAGAAAACTATTAAAATACGAGAAATGTGATCACATTAATGGTAATCATTTGGATAATAGACGGTGTAACTTGAGGATAGCAAATCACACTCAGAATATGAGGAACTCTAAAATTCGTGTTAATAATACAAGTGGATATAAGGGAGTTTACAAAAAGAGAAACAAATGGGCAGCAAGAATAAAAGTAAATGGCAAAAATATTTGGTTAGGTGTTTTTGTAACACCCGAATTAGCTTATTTCGCGTATTGCGAAGCAGCCAAAAAATATCACGGTGAATTTGCAAGGATTAAATAATTTACTTGACGGTTTCTAGAAATCGCGCTATTATTTACTTTATATAAATAGTCAATTAGTGAGGACACGATTATATGTCCGATACATGGCTTAAAACCTCTTTACAACTCTCCCAAATCGAACGCGCTATAAAAGAAGAATTGCTTGAAACGCAGGCGGCTAAACTATCCGTTTCGGCGATCTATGTCCTCAACGCGCTCTATCGTGAGGACGGGCAAAGGCCGATGGATTTGGCGAAGGCCATAGGCGCGGCTGCGACTTCCTTTACGCCTCTACTGGATAAACTTGAGAGCGCTAAGTTAGTGCGGCGCAATGCCAACAAAGATGACCGCAGAAGTGTACTGGTTTATTTGACGGTAGCAGGTAAGGAACTTGAGAAGCCGATTGAGAACGCGATTTATAAGGCTGAGATTAAGATTAGGAAAAGTAGTTAATGCCTCTGCCTGATGACTTTTTCACCACCGTTCACGGCTTCATATCGCTACCCGAAGCGCAGCTTTTACATGACCTTGCGGCGGGTGTGCCGGCGGGCGGGAACATTATTGAAATCGGCGCGTATCAGTCACGCTCCACTTGCGCCTTAGCCTTCGGCGCGAAAGAGGGCGGGGCGAATGTGTGGAGCATCGATCACCACCCGACTTACAAAGTAGATGATGTGAAGTTCAGCATGAATGACAACCAAGCCTACATGCACAACATCGCGCATTACAACTTGGGCGATATTGTGCGAACGATTAACCTGCCGTCAGATAAGGTCTGGCAAGTGTGGCTTGATAATGTGGCGCTGGTTTGGATAGACGGATCACACGAATATGAGCAGGTCAAGCGCGATTTTGAACACTGGAGTATGTTTACCGATACCGTAGCCCTACATGATACGGCGGGCTTCCACCCCGGCGTGCAGGGCGTTCTGGTAGAGGCGTTGGCAACAGGCGAATGGATAGTAGAGAAGTTTGTAGACAGTATTTCTGTACTTAAGAGAGTGAGTAAATGAATAATCCCCATATTATTTTCGATGTGATTAAGTCCGGCGATTATGTGGTTTTAGACACTGAAACCACCGGTATAGATCGTGGTTCAGAAATCGTGTCGATTGCGGTGATTGCCTCCGATGCTAGGCCACTGCTGAATACGCTGGTACATCCCACCAAGCCTATCCCTGCTGAGGCCACGAAGATACATGGGATAACTAACGAGGCGGTTAAGAATGTCCTGCCGTTTCCAGCAGAACTCTTACAAGAGCTACTCACAGGGCGCAATGTAATTGTCTATAACGCCAATTATGACATCGGCATGTTGTATAACAGCACGCGCCTAGCCGGATTTACGCAGATTGAATGGCGCAATATTGCGACGTGGCACTGTGCGATGGAAACATTTGCTGAAATATATGGCGACTGGAACGACTATCATCAATCCTATCGCTGGCAAAAGCTGGTAACGGCGGCAAGCTATTATGGTGTGCCGACCGATGGCGCACATGGGGCATTAGCCGATTGTCTTATGACTTTACAGGTTTGCAAAAAGATGGCGGAAAAGCATCCATTTGAGAAGGCGAGGTTGAAATGAGAACTTTACATGTCAAAGTGGCAGGTGTAACCTACGAAGGGCGGCAAGCCTATCTTGCCAAGCTCAACGGCAAAGAACCCGTGCGGCTCATCCCTGAACCGGATAATCCTTATGATCCTAATGCGATTGCGGTGCATGTGGCTGCTGATGGGCAGATTTATCATTGCGGTTATATCCCCCGTGAACTCGCCAAAGATATTGCGCCACTTTTAGAAGGGGAAAGTATCGACTGCAATATTGAGGCGATAACGGGAGGTTTTGAACTTTGGAACGGTGATACAGCCGCCTATGGATTACGGTTACAAGTGCAATTGCCGGATTATCCAGTGGGGAATATCACATTATGAGATTATTCCTACGATTGCTGTGTCTGCTACGGGGTCACACCCCACGATACTATCTCAAGAAACCGCTCACACATGGCGGTGAAGTGTGGGGGATTAAGTGCAAGACCTGCGGCTGCGAACTGAAAGCCGATTGGAAAGGGCAGTATTGGTCATGAACAGTAGAGAGCTTTTAGAGCATCTTCAAAATGGTGCAAGACTGAAAACACGTTCGCGTTATAAAATCATGTCCAGTCAGGGGAAACGTATTCATGAATTGACGTTACCATCTGGGGAAGTTCTGCATATTCAGCACAGTACAATCAAAGGATTATTCAAAGCAAACAAACTACATGCCATTGACTACGGTGGCGGTAACTATGATTATTACTTAGAAGGACAACATTGGTATGATGTACGGACTACCCCCTGACTACCAAGCACGGCTTACGCCTCAGTATTTCAGTGACACCTTAACCGATAGCCAATATTGGCAAGCCGATGTTTACCGTGCCGCTGTTTATTTAGCGCGTAAGTTGGGTGTCAAGCGCATTGTTGACCTCGGTTGTGGGCGCGGCGGCAAACTGATGCCACTAGCGCGGGAATTTAAGATCGTCGGGATCGACTATGGTTCTAATATCGACTACTGCCGAAATATCGCGCCCGCTGGCGAGTGGTACAGCTTCAACTTGAACGAGGAAATTGTTCCCGCGAAACTGTTCCAAGATGCTATCGTAATCTGTGCCGATGTCATCGAGCATCTGCCTACGCCGGATGCGCTCATTGAAACACTGCACAATGCCAGTCAAATGGCGGCTTACGTGCTAGTATCCACACCCGATAGAGAGCGCTTGTATGGGGATGCAAACCACTGGCCTCCTGATAATCCGGCGCATTGTCACGAGTGGACACTCGCCGAACTTGAAGATTGGTTTACGGAGGCGATTTTACCGATCAGGTGGTCAGGGTGGACTATATCCTACGATAAGCAACCGGATAGAGTAAACACCTGCTTAATCGCGCTATCCAATCTTTCTGGTGCGGTTAATATGCCGATAACCTTCCAGCCATCGCCACTCTATCGAATGCCTGTTACGCCTTACATTAATCGACTGCTGAAAGTCTACATGACCCCTACGCCCAATGAAGCAGGGCGAGATATTACAAATGCGATCAACCAGATCGTTTGTAGGGTGGATAAGTACCTACCGGATTACGGCGTGCAGTTGGTCGAACATCCCGACAATGCCGACTTATCGGCAGGTCACGCGGGGCAGGGTACACAAGCACCGATTGATGTATGTCACTATCACGGCCTCTATAACACTGCACAGGGTAGCGATAACTACGCGGTCAACGCCGCTGTTATTCACAACCTCAAGACGGCTTATCGGGTAACAGCGCCCAGCGAATGGATTGCTCAGGTACTTCGCAGGGACATGCACCTCAATCCGCGTGTGATTGGTTGGGGCGTGGATACTGAGGAATGGCAGCCTGCTAAAGAGCATCAGGGCTACGTCATCTGGAATAAGGCGCGGGTCGATAATGTTAGCAATCCCCAAGCGATGCTTGAACTGGCGGCGCGGGCGCATGATACCTTATTCCTAACCACATTCGGACAAGGAACGCCTAACGTGCGGACGGTGGGCAGGCAGGTTTACCCAGTCATGAAAGAGATGGTAAGACATGCGGCAGTGTACCTCAGCACGAATGTAGAGACGTTTGGCATAGGCTTAATGGAAGCGCTCGCGGCGGGTGTGCCGATACTGTCCTTTAAGCAAGGCGCACAGGTGGATTATATCCAGCACGGCGTGAATGGTTTCCTTGCAGAGGTTGGCGATATGGACGGCTTGTACGAAGGTCTTAAATACTGCCTGAAGTATCGTGATCGCTTAGGCGCGAATGGTCGTGAGATTGCCAAACGCTATACATGGCAGCGCGTAGCCCAACAGTTTGCGGAAGTCTATCAGGAAGTGATGGCAATCAAGCAGGATGTTAGGCCACATCGGATTGATGAGAGTTTATATAAGGTGTCATGATGAGAACCAGAAACAAAGAGATCATGAATAAAGCTATTGAGTATGCAAATAAAACAGCTAAAACTGAAGATGAATATTTTCATATTATCGAACAAGGACTTGTTTGGGGGTTTAATCCTGAAACGGGCGAACCAAATCCAAGAAACGCTAAACGACCTGAATACATAAGTGAACTAAATACAATTATCTCAAAATCGGATAAATCCTGAAAATCGTTATTACAAGAGTTATAAAAAGGGGACTAAACATGCGTAAGGTCGAATGGTCAACTATCGGACTAGCACTCTTTTGGGTTATCGTGATTATCATTATTATCAACTTTCCTGCTAAGGCGCAGGATAATCCGATTACCGTATGCCGACGCGATGGCTACTATAATCCTATCCGCCTTGAGTTTCACAATATTCCTCTCAATTGGTTCGTGTGGAATGATGCCACCGCGCCGTCATGGGGATACTGGGCGGAAGGCGTAGCGATGGGAACTGAGGACGGCGTGCTGCTGGCGGACGCGCTCACAGTCGATACCGATGGCTACTCAGCAGGGACGGCGGTTCTAGTCGATTATACGGATAACTGGACGCTAGTAGGGGATGAGAACACGCCCCTCTGTGATGCGCCTGTTGAGCCTACGCCTACGCCTGAACCCGTGCCGCCAGTTGTACAGCAGGTCGTTAGTCAAGCGGTTGTGAGCAGCGGTAGGACTTGTACGATTAAGTATCCTGAGATCATTCTGGTGTGCAATGGTTGATCTACCTAAGCCTTTGTTGACATGCGTAATACCCCTTCACAATTACGGACGTTTCGTGGTCGAAACAATTCGCAGTATTCAAATGCAGTCTATGACAAATTGGGAGTGTTTTATCATTAATGACGCTTCTGATGATAACTCTGAAGAGATAGCGCGAGAAGCTACAAAAGATGATGCTCGTTTCCATGTTCTCAGTGCTAATTTCAGAAATCTAAGTGCTACTCGTAATTATGGCATTTCTCAAGGAACAGGTATTTTCGTTTGTTGCATTGATAGTGATGATCGACTTGGACATGAGGACTTTTTTGAGGTTCTTATATCTGAACTTGAAAAAGATAGGACTATCGGTATTGCTTATACCAGTCTTACTCTCATGGATGAAAATGGAGTACTAGGTCACTCCCCTTCGTGGCCTCCTGATACTTTTGATGCCGAAGGTCAGTATGCTCATGTCAACCAACTGCCAACGTGCAATGTATTTCGCAGAGAGGCATGGGAACGTGCAGGTGGATACCGTCCTTTCTATCACATGGTTGAAGATGCCGAGCTATGGTCTACGATGATAGACATCGGTTATTCAGCAGTCCACTGTGTAAAAAGTGGGTGGTTTCACTATAGATTGCATAATAAAAGTGCTTCACAGGTTCATAGAACCGGAGAAACCCCCGAACCCGACTGGCTCGAATGGCATCCGTGGGCAATCAGCAAAGATCGCCCTTTCGCCGCTGGTGGTCGCCCGCCGCGTGGCTCATGGCCTGTACGCTTCTACAACGAGCCTGATGTCAGCGTGATTATTCCGGTTGGGCCGGGGCATGAGGAATTGGTCAAGGACGCGCTGCACAGCCTAGAAGGGCAAACGCACCGTTTTTGGGAATGTATCGTGGTGAATGATAGCGGGCATCCATTAGATTTAAAAAATGGGTTTTCTTGGGCTAGAGTGATTGAGGCCAATTACTTGTTTAGGCTAGGCGCAGGCACAGCCCGTAATTTTGGCGCGAAATATGCCAAGGGGGATTATCTCGTTTTCCTCGATGCCGACGATATGCTCAAACCCACCTTCCTAGCGGATACGTTAGCAGGTTATAAACAGCACGGGAAGTATATCTACACCGACTGGCTTACCCATGAAAAGCAAACCAACTGGCAGGTGCATGAGACACGCGATTACAGCTATGAGGCGGTCGCTGAAAAGCCTTCACTGCACCCGATAACTTGCCTGATACCGCGTTACTGGTTTGAGGCAGTGGGCGGCTTTGATGAAACCCTACCTGCTTTTGAGGATGTGGATTTGTTTATGAAGTTTTTTGTACACGGCTATTGTGGGATGCGTGTCAAAAAACCGCTTTTGATTTATAATCTCGATAGTGGCAAGCGACGAAAAGCCAGCGTAGATTACGAACCGACTTTTAAGAACTTGCTCAAAAAGCGCTACGGCGCGTATATGGAGGCTCATAACATGTGTGACTGTGTACAACCCCCTAAAGGTAAACAACCCGCCGCGCCCACGATGGAAAATGCGGCGGAATACAAAGAGGCTTATGGCGATATTGTGCTGGCGAAATTGGTCGGGCAGTTCGTAGCCGAAGCGCCTGTAACCTTTCGTGGCCCGGCTACTCGTGTACTGTATGGACGGCGGGCTAAAGGCGACGTGTTCTATATCTGGCAAGCCGACTTAGAGAACAGCGGCGATACGTTTGAGAAGGTTGAGAATTACAGCGTAGAACCTGTGCCTACGGTTGTACCCGATGCGCCGCCTGATATTGTTGACACTGAACACCATAAACCGTCATTGGGTGAAGTATTGGATACTATTCCGCCTATCCCAAGTGAAGAAAGCATTAATAACAACGCGGCGGAAGCACAAATCGTTGACGATGTGCCTGAAGTCGTGCCGATGTCGCAGCAGGTATCCAAGCCGAAAGGTAAACCAGGGCGTAAGGCTAAAGCCAAATAATGGTCACATATACCGAACACGAACTTTTAGTCTTGTTGTGCGCGTTTCTCGCGAATAAGCAGATCGTCGCTGGGGACGAGGAGAGCATTAGAGATATGGTGACGCGCTACAAATACCCGCCCTTCACTATCGCATTCCCTGCTTGCATGAGGCTCACAATGCAAGACACACATAGGCTCAATGAACTCCTCAAGCAAGCCTACAAGTTGCTATCGGCTAACGAGGTGCAAACTGTTGATACCCCTTGAACACTTTTTGATTGCGGCGCTGGCGGTCTATCGTTTGTCATTACTCATTTCTAAAGAAGCAGGCCCGTTCGACATGTTCGGGCGTTTCCGCACATGGGCGGGCGTGGAGTTCGATCAGTACTCGAACCCCTACGCGACGAACCAATTCGCAGAAGGGCTATTATGCCCTTTTTGCGTTTCCGTCTGGCTAGGTTTTTGTGGTACGATATATTTATTCGCAGCATGGTTACTGAAGGTTGAAGAAATCGCAATGTATCCGCTGATACCTTTTGCGTTGTCGGGAATAGCGGTTTATTTGTTCAGGGTGGGTGGTGTTTAGATGGCAGTTGCACGAACCTACAGTCTCTTATCCATAGATGAGTGGGCGGCTATTCTCGGCATATCACCGTGGGATATAAACCAGTTCAACTACCCTGCTGCTAAGTCAGCGCAATGTAAAGATGTTATCTACCAGTACGCATGGCAAAAAGATCACTTGTCACGCGAGGAGATTGGTCAAGCCATAGCCGATGCTGAGAGCATGATCGCTCACGAAACGCTATTTTGGCCTGCCCCCCATTACACGGTTGATGAAGTGCAGCTTTACACCCGCCCCTACCAGCGTCAGCTATTCGGTTTTGCTGGCACGTCTAGAGGCGAGTGGAAGTCCGTCGATTTGAATTGGCATAAAGTCATTAAAGGCGGCGTGCTTAATCGCACCATTATTGGCTCTATATCGGGTGGCAGTCTGACTTTTACCGATTTAGATAACGATGGAATACAAGAAACCTTTACAGCGGTGATTACCGATGCAGCTATCGGCACGATTACCGATGCCAACGAAATCGCGCTCTATTTTCAATCCATTAATCGACATGGCGAACCGATTGATGAAACATGGCGCATTCGTCCGGTGCGCGTATCCATCAGCGGCAATACTGCGACGATTACAGGTCACAAAACATTGCTTGTGAACCCCACGCCTGAATATGCAGTTGATGCGGTTGCTTTAGATGCCACCGATGCGACTAATTACGTTACTGCTGTGGACTGTTATCGCACCTTTACGGATGATACGGCCACCTCAACCCTACCCTATCAAGGCGTAGCCATTTGGAAGAATAACCCCGACTGTACACAGGATTGTACCTTTAGCATCAAAGAGTTGTGCTTAGGTCAACACCAGAATGAGCAAGGGCAGGTCTTTGCATCCTTTGGTGATGCTTGTACATGGCCTTTCCCGACGCGTGAGCCGGATCGCGTTCAGGTGAATTATGTTTCGGGCGTACCACTGGTTAACGGGAAGATGGATAAAATATTTGCACAGATGGTTGCTTATTTGTCGGTGAGTTTGTTAGCTAACGAAAAATGCGGATGCGATAGAACGAACCGCATACTCGCTAAACTACGCGCTCCTGTGCTGAAATTTCAAGATAAGTCCGCCGATGCTCAATCCTTTGCTGAAAGTACCAATTCTTTTCCGATGACTTACGGGGCGCAGTGGAGTTACGCCAGAGTGAAATCTATGCTTCACATTGAAGCGATTGGAATATAACGATGACCAGTAAACGCAAATCACCTGCTATTGAGAAGTCCTATGTAGACGCTTCAGGTATCCCTAGCCGCGTGCTTGTGCCAGAAGATGCCATCGATTTAAGCGCGGGGATACCGGTTAGTTTGGATATTTCCTCGCTATATGTTCACATGCCGCCTCAATTTGTGGTAGACTTTACTAAGGCACTACATGAGCAAGGGCTTGTGAAACCGGAGGATTATTTTCAGCCGGGGGCGAGTGACCGCTACAAAGCGGCTTTTCTCATGGTGATAAGACACGACTTTTTGAGCTTACAGGCTCTTGCTAAGACCGAAATAGACAATCGGAGTTAATCGAAATGGCTGAACAATTTCAGGATATTAATACCGCTAAAAGTTCTCAGTTTTCTATCTTCGTGCAGCCGGATGGTAGTTCACCTGCAAATTCGTGGGTGTACGTCGGCTGTCTTTCGCTCGGTGGTTTCACTGAGGACTTGGGGACTGGAGAGCCAATCTACTGCCCCTCCTCTGAAGTCCCCGGCGTATTCAATATTGTGGATACGACTACACCCCCCTCGGCACTCCCAACCACTGACTTTACGCAGCACATGTCGCGCTTGCTGAATGACTTCTGGTGGGATTTGCGGAAACGCAAGTGCGAGTTTAATTTCAAAGTGAAGGGGAGCGACTGCGCTCGGCCTGATGACCCCGACGATTTCCAAGCAGAAATTATCGCCAAAAAAGCCAAAGTGACCAACTTCACGACGGGCGCATTCCACAGCTTAGGCGAGGACGCAGTAATCGACCTAACAGGTAGTTTGCTGATGCGCGCCTTTGACCGCTTCCTACCCATTCAGGCCGGCGAGGTGGCGGATACTTCGACCTTCTCAGAAGCACTCGATGGGATGTATGCCGATAAAGTGCAGTGTGGTAATTGCGGCGATGTCAGCGACGGTTGCCAGAAGGCTTATGTCCTGACGACTACGATTGCGGCTTCCCCCGCGCTGGCGGCTCAGGTTGTGCATACCACCGATGGCGGCAAGACATGGGCGACCGATAACGTGAACACCCTCGGCACTCAGGCCGCGAATGCGCTGGCACATGTCGGTACACGCATTGTAGTCGTTTCACAGGTTGATTTGGCACATCACTACAAACCGCAATCCTCGATTGATGCCAATGTTGCCAGCGGTTGGACACGCCAGAGCAGCGGTTATGTGACCAGCAAAGGCCCGAATGCCATTTGGTCACGTAATCCAAACCAGACCTTCATTGCGGCACAGGGCGGTTATGTCTACTTTATGAGCAATCCGACTGCCGCTGTTACGGTGTTGACCGATGGCAGTGTGACCACACAAAACCTCAAAGACATTCGCGGCGCTGGGCGTACACTGGTGGCAGTGGGCGCAAGTAACGCGGTGATCTACTCGAATAACGACGGCGCGACGTGGACACTGGTTACAGGCCCAGCAGTCGGCGTAACGCTGAATACGGTGGAAGTCACTACCCCAACAATTTGGTATGTTGGCGCGGCAAATGGCAAGTCCTTCTATACCACGAACAGCGGTACAACGTGGACGGAGATGACCCCCGATAGCTCGATTACCGATGTGCCGAAAATCCGCTTTGTGGATGAAATCGTGGGCTATATGCTGGCAACGCTGAGCGGTTCAAATCGTTTGTATCGCACAGCCGACAATGGCAACACATGGCGCTATGACGGCTCATATGTTAGCGGTCTACCTTCCACAACCGTGAGCAAATACGACTTTGTATCGCCCTGCCCAGTTCAGTATAACAACGTGTTACTCGGCGGATTAAAGACACCGGGGACTGACGGGATTATTGTAAAGGCCAGCGCATAAAGGACTAACGCATGACTGAGTATGACAGCTTCAAGAATGGTACAGATACGCTGTTAATGGACGAGAACCATTCGAGTGAACTTAACGAGGGTAGCGACAAGGCTACCCCTTCCGTTTCTAGCGGTGCACATTTGGATGCCGAGCGCGGTGTGTTTGTGACCTCTAAAGGAACTGAGATTGCACTCTCAGGTCAGACGATTACTTCTCTGATGCTAGAACGCATTACCAACGCCGGACGGCCTAAAATCCCGATGGTCGAGGTGACATTGCTCGGCAAGCATAAGCAGATGCAAGCGAATGCTCATGACCCTGACTACTTGGCACTGAAAGAGGAATGGGAAAGCGAACAGCGCATTAATATTTTGCGCTATGTCTTTGTGGTGGGCGCAAAGGGCAAGCCCGAACCGGAGTTTGTGGAAATGCAGTTGCAATTTTTTCCGACTGCCACTGACTTAGACTTGAAATATCTTTGGGTGAGTTCGCGCTTGCCTGATGAAGATATTGATTTGTTCACAGAAGCGGTTATGGGGCGCACTTTAACGACAGCGAAAGGGCTAGAGGAGGCAGCAAACTCCTTTCCGGGTTCAGGTTGATGGCAACCCGATTGATGAATATTCGTTTCGCCCTGCCGCTGCGAGTATCAGTTACACGCTTAATTATGAATTGGAACAGGCTAGGCTATATGCCGGACTAACCGCTAAGGAGTTTGATGAAATGCCCGGAACGCCGATGTGGTGTACAGAGACGACAGGATGGCGTTCTAAGTGTCATATCCTTATCCTGTGGCGTATGTCCAAAACAATCCCCGCTGTGGCTGATGACGCTGCTTCTAAAGAGATGGAACGAAATTCGAGAATGAGGCGGCATTAAGTGGCAACATCCAATCTTCCCAAGACAGGCGTACAGGCAGTTGTCGAGAATATCGACAGCTTTGTTAAAGACATTACGACGGTCAACAAAGCGATTGATAATTCTGGCAAAACCGCGTCGAATGCTGCTAAAAAAATCGACCCTGCTAATAAAGCACTTGATGGGTTAAACGACAAACTCAAAAATCTCACTAAGCAAAGCGGCCCGGCAGGTAACGCGCTCAGTGGGGTTTTAGATAAACTCGGCGGTATTCCACCCGCCGCGCTTGCCGCTGTTGCGGGTATTGCTTTGATTATCGGCGCGGTAGTCGGGTTAGGAGCGGCTTTTCTTAACTTGGGCGAACGAGGTGCGCCACTCCAAGAGATCGGCGTGGCGTTCGACCACATCACGGCTAACATTGGTATCAATAGTCAAAAACTACTGAAAGATTTACAGGCCGCTAGTGAGGGCACGATTGCCAACTTTGAACTCATTAAGATTGCAAGTAATGCGCTTATTGGCGTAAGTGGCGATCTGGGTAAATCGTTAGGTGAAAAACTACCCGAACTTCTCAAAATCGCTAAAGTACAAGCCGATGCTACAGGTAAGAGCGTCGGCGATTTATACGATAATTTGGTTGAGGGTATCAAAAAAGGAACGCCCAAACTCATTGAGAGTACTGGTCTTATTATCGACCAGAAAAAAGCCTATCAGGATTATGCTCAAAGTTTAGGGGAAACCGTCGCGCAGCTTTCGGATGCGGATAAAAGTCAAGCGCTTTTGAATGCCACATTAGAAGCAGGTCAAGCCTCGATCAATGCGCTTGGTAATGCTCAGGAAAGTAATGCTGATAAGATTGATCGAATTAATGCCTCAATTACCAACATCTTTGATGGGTTAGCAGTTTCTGTTCAACCGGTATTCGGATTGATCTTAGATGGTGTACAGCGCATTATTAATGTCTTTGCTGGATTTGCACCCTATCTCGCTATTATTTTTAACTTCGTTGGTAAGGTTATTTCCGGCATTGTCAATAAGTTAGCCGATATTATCCCGCCAGATTTGCCGAAACGGTTATTTGAAGGCGCGGCGGCGGCTTTCGGCAGTTTCGCCAACGGCATTATCAAAGTCGCCAACACATTGATATTCCCCGCTGTAATTGCGATTGCCAAATTTATAGCCGACTTCCTAATCGGTTTCTCGCCTCCCAAAGAAGGCCCGTTGTCGGTTATTGACAAGGGCGGCGAGAACCTCATGAAAGCGTGGCTGGAAGGAATTAGCGGTGTATCACTTGACCCTGTTAAACAAGTCGCACAGCAGGTCAGTGATGCGCTCGGCAAGATTGGTAAACAATCGCTTGTACAAGTCAATGCACGTCTGGCACAACTGGACAAATCGCTGCTGCCCTTCCAAAACCGATTGGACATTATCAAGGCAAACTTTGACGCGCTCAATGAACCCGCTAAAGCGGCATTAGATGCTATCCAACGCGAGACTGATAAACTTCAAGATCAAGTCGCGCAGGGCAATCCGCAGGCCGTAGAACGACTTAAGATATTAGATGCTCAACGACAAGCTATTCAAGATCAAGTCGATGCACAGCAGGGCTTAGTTGACCGCGCCCAAATTCAATTGGCACTCGCACAAGCGCAACAAGCCCCTGAACGTGCTTTACTGACCATTCGCCAAAAAGCATTACAGGCACTTATTCAAGCCCAACCGAAAGAGGCGGGTGGAGGTGCTGCAAAAGAGAAGCAGCCCAAAGCAGGTGCAGCGGGCGTTATTTCACCGGAGGCAGGGGCGGGAACTGTTAAGCCTACAGGGGGCGGCCCATTACCTTCTGTTTTAGATTTGGTTGGTGGGCAAGATCAAATCGATCAAGCAGCACAGGGTTTACAAACTGCTTTCATGGGTGCGATTGATGAGAGCAATATTACTGAACTCGCTAAGAACTCTCTTGATCTAGGTACGCAAATTGACCGCATTAAATCGGTGGATTTGGGTTCTAAGATTACCGATAAATTCAAGGGGTTAACTGATGCTTTTGACCCCTCGGTAGCGGGTAGCGTTGCCAATATTATCTATCAGTTTTTTAACGGAGATGCCAGTAATCCCAATTCGATAGCCGGGATTATTAATCAACTTGGAAATAGTCTCAATATTGATGACACGGTGGCTAAAATCAATGCTGAATTTGCATGGGTTACTGACCCAAAATCAGAAGGCAGTCCAGCTAATATTTTTGCCACGTTAACAGGTGATGCAACTGTACCCGGTTCAATAGCTTCCTTTTTTGCTAACCTACCTCAAAACGTATCCGATGCCGCCAGTGGATTAGCCGCCAAAATTAAAACAGATGTATTAGACCCTGTAGCGGTTTTTTTAACGGGGACTGCGCCCGGTTCATTGGGTGATATTCTCAATCAAGCGGTAGGGTTTTTTACCGGTTTACCCACGCGAATTGTTGACGCATTAAGAACTTTAGGCGCAACGGCCTATTCAGCGATAGCCGTTCCCATTATTCAGGCAATCAATGGACTGATTGGGGGTATTGAAAGTGGATTGCAAACACTGGTTGATCAAATCGCTGGCTTTGTAGACGGCATTAATACGACACTAGGGGATGCCGCGCCACAATTCCTCAAAAATGCCGCTGCGGGATTACATGGTACAAAGGTAAAATTCGGGCGTATCAGTGAAGAAATCCCTGCCTTTTTACAATCTACCGCCCCTGCTGGTGCGAAGGGCGGCTTGTTCGGTGAAGGCTTGTTTAAAGTTGGCGAGCGTGGGCCGGAGTATCTTTTCAGTGGGCAGAAGTTCGGCGTACTGCCTAACGAGTTAACGCGCGTCTTGTCATCACTGGAAAGCATTATGGCGCAGCCTCAGCCCATGCCCATATACAGCGGTGGCAATAGTACGGTCAATAATTCGAGTAGTAATTTTACATTTAATGGCGTGCAGTCGGATAACGATGCAAGGCGGCGTTATAACTACCTTCGTGCGGGGATGAGATGAGTTTACCTTCATATCAAATAAGCGTTACCGAACCAACATCAGGCGGTATTGTCGCTGTCTACGATGGTAGTTCCTTTGACGATATTAAGTATTCTAGATTGCTCGATGACGTGGGGCTTTTTGCCGCAACAATGCCTTATTCGGATGCTCTCACATCCATCTTCACTCTCGATAGTTTGATCGAAGTCCAAAGAACATCACCCCTCACAGGCGCATTGCAAACCGAAGATGTATTTATGACGCGCCTCACCCATCACTTTCGTGAGGGTGACGAGGAGAAGTTTGTTATAGGCGCGTTCTCACTCAATCATCTTTTAGCCAGAAGGATTATTGACCCTGCCGATGACAGCGGCGCGGCGGGTGGTTATTCCACCAAGTCTGGGCCTGCTGACGATGTGCTGATTTCCTATGCCCGTCAGCAGTGCGGCGACTTGTGCTTAACAGCGGCGCGAAAGTACCCGAACTTCACAATCGCTGCCAGTAACAGCATCGGGGATACCGTTGGGCGGCGCTTGCGCTATGACAATTTGCTGAAGGTCTTTCAGGATGTGTGCAACCAAAGCAGCACGATTTTGATGGACTTCCAGATCGTGCGCCTCACAGGGAACTCATTACGCTTGATTGTCCTACCGATTGGCGTGGATAGGCGACGCTCTCACAATTACCCCTTTGCACCCTTTGTGGAATTTAACCCCCTGCGTGGTAATCTCACTGACCCATCACTTTTGTTTGATCGTAAGCAGGAAGAAAATTATGTATATGCGCTGGCACAAGGGCCGGGCGAAAGTCGTATTGTCACGCGCGTAAGCGGTGAAGGGATTAGCGATAGTCCTTATAATCGCATTGAGTTTACAACCGATATTCGTAATGCCGAGCGCGGTGATAACACTACTGTGTTAACGAGTGCTAGGGCGGCACTGTTCGATAAGCAGCCCAAAAAAGAGTTCACGTTCAAGCCAACGGGGACTGAGCCGGGTTCGGTCTACCGCAATGATTTCGATGTCGGCGATCTGGTCACTTGCACATTCGGAACGGATAGTTTTGATTTACGCATACGTGGCGTTGAGATTAGTCTCAGTCCTGATAACGAAGAGATTTCGGTAACTGTAGCACCGATTTAGCGGAGGATAGAATGGGTAGGAACAAAGATCAGGGTACAAAAAATCTTATTCATGTTATTCGACATTCACGTTCTCAATGGATAGAACTAAGTAACGGCGCAAGTCACTCGAAAATTACGGTTTCAATGCGTACTTATAACCGGATTGTATCCGAACTAGAACGGCGCGGGGTGAAGTTTGTATGAGTGATAAATTCACTGAATATGTTTATCAGGAATTGAAACAGGATTTAAACTCACTTACTGAGAAGGTACAGGCAAATAGTCAAGTGGAACGGGCACTGATATGCGACAATGTGCCTGCTTATACATTAGCGACTGCTCCATTAGCAGCTCAAGGCGGATTAGGGAATGGTAGCAGCTATGTGACCACTTTATGGATAAGTGATGGTCGTAAAAGTGGTGAAGGGGCTGGGTTAGGCACAGGTGTACTCGCGGTATATCAAAGCTCAACAAATCAATGGTTACGATTAACCGATTATTCAGTGGTAGTGACTTGATTTTCTCTTTGTTTTTTATATCTTAGCTTACCAGATTCGCTTAATTTACGACGTGTTTCTTCGCTTGGTGGTGGTCTTTTCTTACGAGCTTCACTCATTTTATGACGAGTCTCATCGGTAATTATTTTTCTAACCTGAGCTTCGCTCATTTTCTTACGTGCTTTTTCAGTATGAATTCTACCTTTTCCAGCTTCACTAATTTTACGTCTTGTTTCCTCTGAAGGAGGCGGTCTTAGTTTTGCGGCTTCACTCATTTTTAATCTAGTTTCAAGAGTATGTTTATATCCTCTCATTGAAATTTCCGCATTTATCGCAATGTTGTAGCAAATTCCTTTTGGTATATAAACATCAAGATAATGCTGTTCGCGTTCATTTAACTTTTCTATCTCGCAATACTCAAGGATTTTATACTTGAATGACTGGTCTCCGTATTTATTATAAGCGTGTTGTAAATGTTGATTATCATGTTTGTTATTTTTTAATGAACGTTTATGCTCACCCCATCGTTTACGAATATCTTCGGCTTGTCCGATATAGACTTTATTATTCTTAGTATTGAGGATGAGATAAATACCGGAAATGGGGGTATACTTAACCATGATAGCAAGTTCCTTTTGCTGTCCATCTATCCGGTGTTTGCAGCACGCGGATAGAACTTTATTTCTTTAATTATAGCGTAAAATGGCTAAAAAGAAACTAACAGCATGACAATTGATACATTTGGCGACGTTCTACAGATTACCACCCATGACGGGAATACCCTTGTTCTCATCAACGATGATGTGCGCTTACTGGCCTACGGCAATTTAGGCGCAAGCCCTACGCAGTTCATTACACGACGCGGCTACAAGCAAAATTCAGTAACAGAAATCGACTACTTGTTACAGCCGAGAACAATTACTACGGAAATTTGGCATAGTCCGGCCTGTGATAGAAATACCTATTGGCAGTACAGGCAGGATTTGCATAACTTTTTGCGTCCTAATCGCGGAGGACCATTAACATTTACTATTCAAACGCCTAATGGGAATGTGCGTTCAATTATTGTACGTGCCGACCCGGGCCTTGTATTCCCCCCGCAGACGAATGACAATTCGTGGAACATAAGAGAGCCGCTCGATTTCGTGGCGAATGACCCTACCTTCTTTGATGCCACTCAAACCGTTACCGCGCTCTCTAGCACCACTCAGACGCAGCTTATTTTCCCGATCACCTTCCCGATCACTTTTGGCACAACCGACGTATTCTTAACAACAGGCAACTTCACTTACGTTGGTACTTGGAAGTCCTACCCCACCATTACGATTACAGGCCCGTATACTCGCGCCAATATCCAGCATGTGACGCTCGGCATCAACATTGCGCTCAGTGTTGCCATTGGCGCGGGTGAAAGTCGTATAATAGATTTGACACCCGGCGCTCAGTCGATTACCGATGCCAGCGGCAATAACAAATTTAGCGACTTGGGGGCGGGTAGTGACTTGGTAGACTTTGCGCTGTATCCTGACCCTGAAGTGCCGGGCGGTGTGCAAGAGATTACGGTGCAACTGGTGAATGGTGTGGGCGGAACGAGTACAGCGACGATAGCATATTTCAACAGGTATTTTGCGCTATGACTGAAACTTCTCAGGTCTGGGATGGCATACTCACGGGTGACGCAGGTGTAGTCGCTCCCTATAGTGCTTCCGAGTGGGCAGCGCGCCAAAAACTCTTGCATGGGCAGGGTACGGTATTCCCCAACTATGGCGTACTTAAAGGGACAGGCGACGGCACATATCCCGCTTTACAGGTACAAGCCAAGTCCCCTGCCTCAACGAATATCGAGGTTGAAATTGGCTCTGCGTTAGTTACTGGCTATCTCTATCAGAACACAGCGGCGCTTACGTTTACCATTGGCGCGAATGCCTCCGGCAATCCGCGTATTGATACGGTTATCTTGCGGGTTGATTTTACAGCGCAAACGGTTCGGGCAGTGGTTAAGCAAGGAACGCCAGCGGGCAGTCCCGTTGCGCCAAGTATGCAACAAGATGCTTCATTGTGGGAAATCCCACTCGCCAATATCGCGGTTGCCAATGGATTTACAGTAATTAATCAAACCGATATTACCAACCGCCAGCGAGCAATGCATTCGCTTAGTGCGGGGTGGCAGCATGTAGCCCTTCCGCAAGGGCATTTTATCGGGGCGAATTATGATGGGGCTAATACCAATATTAACCCCGGCGGCGTAACCGCTAATGCTGTTATTGTACCTTTTACGCTTACTGGCAATATGCTTTTAGATACGGTCATGATTAGACATCTCACAACGGCGATCAACTGGTCGCTCAATTGGGGTTTATATTTTGAAGATGTCAACGATGGGAATACATCCGAAAATACATTACGACTTGTCGCTACAGGCGGCAATAGCGGGGTAACGGTCGGTACAACTAATATTTCTATTCAAGCTACACCTGCCCCTGTGGTGATTACGCCCGGTCTATATTGGCTTATTCTTCATATGTGGGGCGGTTCAGCAGGCGGGGTCAATATCGGTAGGATTAATGGCGGCAATTTTGATTATTTGGGAAATTTTCAACATACTGCTGCTGGCATTTCTAATCCGCTTCCGCAAACGCTGAATTTAGTAACTAATTTTTCAGGCGATAACGGCAGTTTAGCAATCATGCTTAAAGGTCGTATCATGGGACGTACTGCTCTGGTATAAGGCGATAATCAAATGACACAAATTTCACGCCCTTGGCAGTCCACATCTCCCGGTGACGCAGGCCCTTATAGCGCCGCAAATTGGCAGCAGCTCTACCAGTACATCATCGGCATAGGCGCAAATCGCGCGAACGTGGGGGTGTTCTTAGGCAGTGGCACACAACCCACCAGCGCCCTACGAGTGCAGGCCAAAGGTACGCCAGATACGACTGTTGATGTGCTGGCGGGCGCGGGCTTGGTTCAGGGTATCGCCTATATCAATACCGCGACGGTCAACTTCTCAATCGCAGCAAACGCCTCTGGCAACCCGCGTATTGATACGGTGGTGTTACAGGCGGATTATGCTCTGCAAACGGTACGCCTAGCAGTATTGCAGGGTACGCCCGCCGCTTCCCCCGCCGCGCCTACACTGACGCAAAGCGCTAATGTGCTGTGGGAAATACCCCTCGCGGATATTGCCGTAGCCAATGGCTTCGTCTCGATTACCAATGCCAACATCACACCCCGCCATGAATATGTGAATACGGCGGCAGGGGTGTACTTAGATAGCATCCTGAATAACTCCGGCGGCACTCTCAATACCGGGGATGTGGTGATCTGGGATACGACTGCGGATCGCGCTGCGACTACTTCTACTGTCGTGGGGGATAAACGATTAGCAGGCGTATGGGTGGGGCGCACGGCTAACGCGGGATATGGGCGCGTGCTGGTCGATGGTATCGGCTATGTGAATGGCGGCGCGGCGATTACACGCGGTGATACCTTAATCGCTTCTGGAACCGTTAAGCAAGCCATTACCAATTCTAATTTCGCTTATGATACCGATTTGGGAACGGCTCTCGAAACCACCAGCGGAAGCGGCCTCATATTGGCGCGGGTCAAGGTGCGCTCGCCTGTTCGCATGGGGTATCAACCTGCGGCTTTTCCAGCTTCATGGAACCCGACACTCGCCTATAATGTCAGTACTACACTGCCCGCCGTGAGCGGCACGATCTTAATCCCTATTCAAATTATGGGGCCGATGCTGCTTCAATCGGTACAAATTCTCAATAATGATGTGGCTACGCAACGGACATGGCGTTGGGATTTATACGCCGATGTGGATAATAACGTCAATGCTATTCCCCGCGTGGCAACGTGCAGCGCGGCGGAAACCTTTACACCCGGCGCGGCCTCGGTTCGCACGATTGCGGCGGCGAATGCCCCCGTTTATCTCGCCCCCGGTACGTATTATCTGGCTATTCAAAATGTCCACGCAACCAGTAACTTCGCGCTGGGCGCAATGGCTGTGGGCGGCACATTCAACCCCACCGATGCTAAAACCAAAACAACGGGCGGCACAAATGGCGCAACCTTAGATATTATCGCCGCAACATGGTCAGCTATAGCAGGTTCACAAGCTGTCAGTTTGCGCGGTCGCGCTGCTGGCGATACGGTGGCATGGTAAGCAAGGTTGGAAAATAGAAACACAAAAAAGTAGCCAACTAGCCTATACTTAATGAAACTCTTAATAGTAAACTAGGCTTGACTATGCAGATACCTTATCCAGTCCCGACACCGACCTTACCACCGAATATCACGAACCAGATTATCCAAACATCTGAGGCGCTCGTAGATCGCGCTTTTCAGCAGGGTATCGTCGGTTTCTTGCTTCTATGCGCTTTAGCGTTGGTGATTTATATGGTTGTGCAGCTTTTGCGGACTTATACCCAACGGAACAATAAACCGGATAATCCAACTTCGGGCATTAATGAGGCGATTTCCGGCCTGGTTACGATGAATGAGAACCGTGATAAAGAGGCGGCGCTTGATCGAGAAGATCGTAAACGAGAGCAAGAGCAATGGCGCAATGTTATTGAGAAACAAATCCAAAATCAATCGGCTCAAAGTGATAAGTATATTGAGGCGATTAGCCATTATAGTGATGCTCAGTTCATGGTCGCGGATACGCTTAAACAGCTTAAACAAGCTGCGGATGGCGCAAGCACTATTCATAACAATGTGGCTGAAAATGTGAATACGATTGTCACTATTGGTAGTGTTCCACTGCGCCAACTAATCGCTACTGTTGAGCAAATTAAAACCATCGTTAGTCAGGTTCAAACCGGATTGATACCTTTTATTGAAAGTGTGGATACCGCTAAAGAATATCAGGAACGGTTTACGAAAATTGAAAATGATGTCGATAATTTGAGGCAAAGTTTAGCGACTACGATTGAAGAAAAGCGCCGCACCGACACCAACGGGATGCAACCAGTAACAGAACTACCAACCACGCCATGAGCTTCTTACGTGCCCTCTGGCAGCGCTTTGTTCGATGGCTATTTGGAAGTGAGGATAGTCCGAGAAATTGAAATCACTTAAACCTAAAATACGCGGGTGGATATTACACTGGAATGCACGTAATAAATGGTGGATGCCTCATTGGTTACATATGTATATCATGTGTGATTTACCATTTCAGTTATCCATTATTGATAAACGACCTTTAACAGAGATATTTACAGAAGCGCAGCTTAAAGAGATTGAGGAAAGAGCACTAGAACTTGAAAGAGAGCATATGAATGCAGTCGATCATCGGCAGTAATGCTGCGCTCCGTTATCTTAAAGCCTATGATGCTCATATTTCATATTGGCATGAAGTGAATCCAGCCTATCAGGTAGCCTATATAGATGACCCTCTGCATATACCTTATATTCGAGAGTATGCCGCCGCTTTGCCTAGGTCTATGATTGTTGCCCGTATCTATCATAAATTAGACGGCGGATTCCATCTTGCCCCCACAGGTGCAGGCGATACCCGGCATTATGTCTCATCCCCTGCTGAGTATCTAGGCGCATATGGCGATTTGGGTAAGATGAGTAACATTATCTTGAATATCATGAATGAGCCGAATGCGAATGGCAGTCCTGATGAAATGCTGCGTCTTGTGGAATGGTTTATCGGGTATATTCCATTAGCCGCTTCTATCGGTTGCAAATCGGTGTTATTCAACTGGGCAGATCGCAACCCGCAAATCGTCAACGGCATGATGGATAGCCAGTTTGACGATGTACTTAAAATGATGTCTGTGCATCCCGAACTCTTTTATATGGGTATGCACTTCTACGGCCCGGATGAAATAACTTCACATCTCGAAAGCTACGTGAAACGCTGTGAGTTCTTAAAGATTAAACCGCCTAAAGTAATCGGTACGGAATTTGGATTAGATAGCACAGGCGGCACAGAGCGCGGCTATAAATCACGCGCTAATTACAAAGACATCTATGCACAGTGGCAGGAAACGGTCATTAAAGGCTCGTTGAAACCGTATATCGACAGCGGCGTACTCGCTGGCTTATGTGTGTTCCAAGAGGGCAATTCAGGCGGATTTGATGATTTTGATTTTGAAAATGACAGCGCCTATAAAGCTGAGATTAAACGCGCTGCGCTGGCAGGTGAAATTAGCGTACCAATCATTGTTACTACCCCTACCCCGCCGCCCGTGGTCACGCCGCCCTACACGCCTGACCCGTTCACATCGGGTATGCGTTACCAAATGACCGTTCCTGCCGATTTTATCAACGTGAGAGCTGCGCCCTCGACCATTGCCGCGAAACTTGGTGAAGTGCCAAATAAAGCGGTAGTGACCGTGTTCGAAGAAACGCTCGTTAGTGGCGAATACTGGCGGCGCATTTCTTTCGGCACGATAAGCGGCTGGGTTAGTTTGCAGAAAGGCGCAGTGAAGTTCGCCCCCTATCTGCCTGATAGCCCTAGCATGGTATCCATCCCGATTGACTTGCTGAAGGACATCGCCAGCAGTCTCAAAAATGATGCCGATGAGACACGGCGTTTAAGCGTTCAAATAGCGGCGATTAGTGATGACCTGATGAAGGATTATAGCTTAGTGAAGGCTATCCTTGATAAAATAGGAACAGGAGCATAAAATGGGACAAAAATTAGTTCTACTCGCGTTCGTCATCGTATTGTGTGTAGTCGCTCTCAGTTTGCCGCAACCGATCTTAATCGCAAGTGCAGTATTGGCGATAATTGGCGTGGTATTGCTCTTTATGGATAAGTGAATAGGAGTGTCAAATGGAATTGTTACAATCGAAAGAATTTTGGGCAATGGTCGTAGGCTTGGCAGTCACGATTATTGTATCGTTAGTTCCGCAGCTTGAACCATCCAAGACTGAAATCATCAACGCTGTGATGGTTATTGTTGGTGCGGTTCTACTGGCATTCGGTGGCGAAAAAATTGCTGCTGCTAGAGCATCCGGCTCAACCGCCGCCGAGCGCTTGTCGGCAAAGTCGGAAAGCCTGAAAGTACCGACTGTTAAATCACCGTAAAGTAACAAAAAGCCGCATTTTAGCGGCTTTTTAATACCTCAAGCTATATCCCTACCTGAATGCTCATAGCCGCCGTTTTCCTGACTGCGCTAGCTGCCCTTCCTGTGGCAATTTGCAGTCATGGCACACTCGCCCGCCAACTCGAAACTCGGATGCTTCTTTAGTCTCATTACAGATGATACATTTATAGGGCGAGTTGCAATCCCAACATTGAGAGTTACTCGCATCGGGGTTTGCAAAGAATGATTTAAAATGGGAATGATAGAGATTGATGAAATGATAGTTTGGCTTATCAACGCCGCATTTAGTGCATTTCATTCGGCTATACTCCTCAGCCAACTAACGATTTGGTCAAATCGCCACCCCGCTACATCGTTGAGCGAGATAATCGCGTCATCTATTCGCACACTTTCAGGTTTATCTATCCAGTTCCAATGTTTTGCATCTGATGGATAAGTAACAAGTGGCATAAAATCAATCTTCAAAACTTTTTTAAGTTCGACAATGAACCACACATCCCGATACTTGAAAACGCCAGCGCCTATATAGCAAGCGCCCATCGCGCATACACCACCGTTATCCTTGCTCTCATATCGCCCCGTAATCTGCTGTTTTCCTTCCGCGCCCTTCTCGATATAGTCTGCCATTTGGCGGATGATTTGCTTCTCTTTTATATCCATTATGTTACCTATTGCGTACATGATAATTTAATATTCGATTCATGTGTTCGTATGTTACACCAAATTTCCGAGCTAGTTCTGTTTGGGTAAACTTTCTATTTGAGTATAGATCTCTTATGACGGAAATTTGATAATCGCTTAGTTTTGCACTTGGATTTCTTTCACCACCTAGTTTTGATTGACGTTTTTTTGCAATTTTATCTTTCATATTATCTTGATGAGTCCCCAAAAAGAGATGTTTTGGGTTACAACATGCTGGATTGTCACATGAATGTAAGACTTGTAGCCTATCCGGGATTTGACCATTAATCAATATCCAAGATAATCTGTGTGACAATATCATTTTTTTGCCATCATATCTAAAACGCCCATAACCGTCTTTAGTACAATATGCTTGCCAATTCCAGCATAAATCATTGTTAGATGTTATGGAAACTTTAGACCAAAAGCGTATTCCAATTGGCAATTTAGGGGTATACTGATTCATGAGGTGTGTCTCCTATTTAGACATACAACCGTTGGCAGTTTCTACCTGCGCGAACGGTATTATTTACCGTTCTTATTGTACCAAAATTCACCTTAAAAGTCTACGATTGCTCTCCTTTAGTTAACTGTGCTTCCAACTGCCGGATGTAGGCCATCACGTCAGGCCAGTGGTTGTGGGCGGTGGTGATGAAAAACCCGTCAAGGTCTATCATATGTGTTTCGCCAACCTCGCAGATTGTTTGACCAATGTCGCTATGCACATATTCATCAAATTGATCGTAGCGCCACTCGCCGCCCGTACTCCGTTCCCATGCCGCCTGTATCGCGGCTACGCTGTCATTCATGGTGTTTCTTTCGCCTCCACATACTCGCGCAACTTCAAGAATGCCTCGCACCATGCGACAGCGGGGTTGCTATCTTCGTGTTCAGTTTCTTCAATGCGACTACCGTAAATTGTCAACGATTCGTCAAGATAGACAGGCACATAATAAACCTCCCAACTATCTATCTTCTGCCTTATCACCACTCGATACCCCTCCCGCGTCAAATCACGGGCGCAGGCGTTCAGGTCGTTGGGGTAGTCGGGATATTCTAAATCAAGTAAGTTGGAAGGCGCGATTGATTTCTTTCCATCAGGGCTGTAAACATCATACCAATACGCTTCCCCATTATTATTGATTTGCGGTTCAAATCGCCATCCCAGCGCCTCGGCAACTTCGCGGGCTAGGTTGCGGGTTGTTTCGGTGGTCATTTGTCGTACTCCTCGTCATCATGTAACGCCTGTTCAAGTTGCTTTTGTATCAGCGATGGGAATAATTCTGCCCTGCTAGAAAACGCCATCACGCCCCGAACAATTTCCTTCTGAATTTCCTCAACGGTCATTCCGCTACTCATACTGCGATCATAGAAAAATTCAGCGCAATACTCTTGTAGCCAGTCCTCAAGTGTTTCTCGAACCTGTTTAGAAATGTCGCTCATTTGTCCCCCACTTTCGGTGCGATAGCTTGCGCGGCTTCTAAAATCTTCCCGTTTGTTGATCTGCGCGATGCTCTGGAAATGGGTCAAGCTCGATTGGCAAGTAATCCTCTAACCCGCTTCCAAAGAGATATTTGGCGTGATTAAATAGCTTGTGGTCGTGATGACCACCGCCCCACTCATCAGGATCGCAGTAATAACCGCATGGCTCATATTTCATTGAAACGTCCATCGCCAATTGTCGCAGTGGTTCAACATGCTCTTTCATGAACTTTCGTCCATCCTCAATGATTTGTTTAAGCGCCTTATTCTCGCGCTCAAGGCGTTCGATTTCGCGGTTGCGATGGGTGATGGGGTTCATGGGGTTGTTTCCTTTTTTGCCCATTTGCGAATTTCAATCCATTTCCTTAGCGGTAGATATTGTGCGCCAAGTTCAAGGGCTTGTTTACGTTTATTGACGCGCAAATCGTAATGGTGGAATGCCGGATTATGCTTTTGCATCCAAGTGTCTTTTAAGCCTATTTTGCGTCCAAATTCGAGCAATTCCTCGTCGGACTCATCGCTCCACATGTGACACCATTGCCCCTTTAAATGCCCTACTCCTTGACCTTCAAACATATCATCTACGTAGATCATCTACCCCTCCCCTTCCTTAGCTGCCCGCCGCAGGTCGTCTGCTATTTCCGGTTTATCAGGCGATAAACTAAACAACATGTCGATGGTATCCGCTGCCCGCCCACACAACGCCCGCAGCTTGGCATTTTGGTCACGCAGCGCGGTGAGCTCGGTTTCACGCCAACGTAACTGATCTTTAGCATCTTGTACCCGACGTTGGACATCTTGCCAATCAGTTTGCATGACTTCTAATTGGTCATGGAGCGCGGTTAGCTCGGTTTGCTGCTTGTCAACCAATTGGCTCAACTGCGATGGATTACTAGCAGCGCCACTCGTCTGTAAATTAATCTCATAATTCAGGTTGTTGCTCATTGCCTTGTTAAGATCAGTTTCGAGGCGCTTAATCCGCTGCCAAGCGCTATCCCGATAATGCTCATTGTTAGCAAGTTCGCATTCTTTGACATAGCTCTTAAGCAACCCCCAAATGCTGATGTACTCGGTATCTACATCCGCCTCGCTGCCCGCTGCCTCAGTTGCCGGTTGCGGACTGGCGGGTTGTATCGCGTCTTTTACAGCCTCGCTCAGCAGAACAGTGCCAACTTTCGTGAGATAGTATTGTGAGTTGTATGTAATTATCCAGCCGCTTTCAATAAGCCTATCGACATTCGTTCGCGGTTGAGCGCCATTGTAGATCGTCACTAAAGCATTGCGCTCATCAAGTGTCAAATCACGCCACAATTCCGCTGACTCGGCTGGCGGGGGTTGCCCACCTGAATAGCGTTCAAAGCGATGGGAGATGAATTTGAGATTGTCGATTAATATCCACCTCTTGCCATATAGAGGGAAAAGAACATGAGCCATAGTGTTATCAGTTTCAGTAACATACCCATGAGCGCCGATTGGTAACAAAACACCATCTTGATAAGTGATGTCAGTTACCAATTCAACTATGTCGCCATTCACGAACTCACGGGCGCTGATGGTCGCAGGCTTCCCCGCTGCCTCGTTATCGCTTGTCATATTTATTTCTCTCCTTTTTGCCACTCTATAAAATCCATGTACTCATCTTCGTGATAGCTCTGCCAATCAGGGTGTAAACAGTTCTCTGCATAAATCGCCAGCGCCCGCCTATCGCTTGCCGTCCAGTCCGCCGGATTGCGCGGTACGCCAGCAGGCCATGCCTCCTTGCTCATAGTGACTAGCTGCGCTTCGGTGATGCCGAGAGCGCGTAAGGCGGTTTGTTGGGAAGTGGTCATGCTTCACTTCCGTTTCCATAGCCTTCAAGAACGTTGAGTTCGTCTAACCACTTTTGACCACGTGCTAAATGTCGTTTGGCTAATTCATGCTTTCCACATTCATCCGCTAGATTAGCAAGATACAACCAGTGTTCTCCCAAAAAACGTGCTTTTTGAATTTTCTCTTTTAATGACGTTGGTTTCTTTTGATAGTGCCACATCATATCCTCCCCTACCCTATCAATTGTCGAAGTTCACGAACGGCACTCTTGTAATCTAGCGCGGGTATCCGCTTGGCTGTATTCTTGCTGGATACCACAAAATACTTTACGTCAGCGGTTGTCATGTCAATTCGGCACTCTGCGAACACGGTTACTTTTTTGTTGACTGGAATATAGATGTTGCAGAAACCATCTACCAAGTTGTGCTTATCAATAGCGGCGCTGGTTTCGGTGTAAAGTGTGTTCAGAATGTCCTCCGCGATAACCATTGGCTTAAATTGGAGGTCGATTTCAAAAGTGGTCATGGTGGTGTTTGTCCTTATTTGGATAGTTGCGCGTTAATGAGCCGCGCCCCTCATTTGATTATTGGTTCTCTTGAATTTCTTTTTCAGTCACCACAAACCAGCAGCGGCGACCATAGCGATAATCTGATTTTGAAACCTTGATCTTTAACCATGTCGGGACTGCTATCATTTCGCCCATCGGAGTATTGAACTTTTTAATCTGGCTCTTTGGCATCCATCCGAATTCACTGTGCAGGATTGCTTTTTCTGTCTCGCGGGTGATGGTGTTATATGTTGCGTATAAGCTGTTCATTTGGTGACTTCCTTATTGGTTAAATCTGACTATGAAAATAAGTATATTTCAAAAATGTTTTTTTGTCAATACATTTAATTAGATACCCCACAGAATGGGGGTTAAGCATTCTCAAGTAACCAAGTAAACCTAACTACCGCATATGCTGGCGTGAATGCCCATTCGACTAGCGGGTGCAAATCACGCCACACGGTCAACTGGATACAACGCCCTGTCCATTCGGCGGTTAGTTCGTGGCCTTTGCGAGTGATGGTTGTGTATTTCATGAGTGACTTCTCATCATTTTGTAGTATTTAACTGAAGCGCGAATAATATCCGTCTGACTGACCCTCTCAACTGGAACGCCACGCGCCTCTGCGAGTACTGTTCGCAGATAGAGCAAGTCAGCGTCAAATTCTGCTGTACGCTCGATGTTCAAATTCCGCCGCACTCGTTTCGGCAGTCCAGATGGAGGTCTGCCAACGGGACGCTTAGTAGTCATAATTGCACTGCCCTCCTAACTTCTCTAGCGACTTCTTGAGATTTGCCACCGACTGGCGATAGCTATCCCACTCGGCCTCTGTAAGCGCGGCATATTGCTGAGTGGTTAAGGTAACACCCCATAAGGAACAAGTGCGGTTATCGCAAGTGTGGATAGTGACCGATGGCTTATGGAATAGCTCTTGTGTTTCGGTTCTGGTAGGCTGATGGCAGTCACGGCATAGATGTTGTTTAGACATAGCGAGTTCCTTTTCGATTTCTTTACTAATCATATTAGCGATTGCGCGTGGGCTAAACCCTTGCGCTTGCCGATTGCGGATAATGCGGGCGATTTGCTGGTTAGTAAGCATTATAAATGTATCCTTATATAATCTAAGACGGGTTGAATATCGACGCTTTCTTTTGCATTTATACCTATAGCTATTCCTGCCCAATAAATATGAAGGTATGGGATGTTATCGGTTGCAATGTGGACTGGTATATCTTCTATAACCCAACTAAATATTTTAAGAATTTTCGGCAATTCATAAGTCATTGATCGAAGCGTTTCATGGTTATCTACTTTAATTTTAAGATAAAATGTCCAATATTCAGGTTCAACATGATATGTGATTTCGAGTTTGTGATTATTCCATTCAATCATTGTAATTCCTTGATTAGATATTGTGCGTTAGCGAGCCGCACCCCTCGTAAATCTCAGACCACCGCGTCGCGGAAGAACCGCAACGGGAGTTCCCCAATTACCGACGAAGCCAGCTTCGCGCCGTAAGCCGTAGCGCGATACCCGGCATCGTCGCGAACGATGTCTTTCGCATCGCCGCTAAACTCAGCCGCCGTATCTTGAACGACTTCCCAGCGCGTGCCACACTTCCGAAGAAGTGCTACCGCGTAGGTGTGTCCCGTTCCGAACGGGAAGTGGGAGATACTCAAACGAGTATCTTCATTCACGTTCCAACGAACGTTGGAGAACTTAAGGGAGGAAGAAACTGTAGTCATGGTGACTACCTTTCTGCTAGCTCGGCTAGCCTAGTGGGTTTCTGATTGAAACCCTGTAAAGCTCACCCCTTAAGGCCTGCTGCTCTTGGTTAGCGGTGCAGAACCGCTTGTTCACGTATTTGCCCGCGTCGGCTATTTCCTAACCATGAATACAGTATAGCAAAGAAAAGAATTTATGTCAATACACCAAAATACCGAACAATTAAGACCCCCCACTATTTGGGGGTTATCTTAGCTGTCGGATATATGCGCCCCTCTTCTTGGTATTCACCAGTTGGCGCTCTTGCAGCCACTCGTTAGCAGCTTCGTAGCTGAAAGCGATATAGAGGCAGATGGTAACGGGTGTCATGCCTTGCTTAAAGTAGAGGTAACAGCCGAAGCGTTCAAGCATTACATCAACCCGCCCAAACTCTGCATGAAGTTCAAACTCGCGTTCGTCTTGCTATCTTTTTTGACACTCAGCGCGGGCAACTCGTCATCCTCAAAGTTGGGCATAGCGAATGTGGGCGCGGCGATTTGCTTCGGTCCACCGAGAGGATTGAGGGATTGCATGGTATAGCCGCCGTTCGCTTTTTGGTTGGTGACAAGTATTTCCAACATGGCCTTAATCTCGGACAAGTCCCCTGCCCCACTATCGTTAACAGGCTTGATGGTCGTTTCGTTACTCTCTTGCGCTTCCGCCCACATCTTCAGCCCTTCTCGAATGGCGCGGGTAAACAAACGACTGCGCTTTAAATCGGCTATCAGCGCTTCGGTTTGAAGATCATCGGCCTTGTTTTCATCCAGCCAGAACTTAACTTGTTTACGTGCCATGATTGTTTACTCCTAGACTTGCATTATGCGTTAGGTGTGCAAGTCTACCGCGCATTCTGAAAGCTGTCAAGAAAAAGAGCCACCTCACGATGGCTCACGGGCGATAGGGGCAGCGCTAAACTTTTTCCGGCTGCCCCTCGAAACTTTGCACGTAAATATTCGTGAACGTCTTTTCCTCGCCCTTGACTGTCTTGGTCTTAGGCTTGCCAACGGTCGCATTCGTAATCCAGTCGCCAGTTAATGCTTGACCTGCTTTGATACCCAAGCTATCCAAGTAAGCAATTAGACCGCTGTTAATGGCGATTTCATTATCCGTGAATACAGATGAGCCTGCATATTGTCCGGCTTTGCCGCCCCAAAATTCAAAAAATTCGTAGAAGTCCTTACCATCCTTTGAATGCTTCTCAATTTGCGCGACCCGCCATTTGAAAGGACTGCCCGGTGGCAATTTGGCGATAGCGTCCTTTTTTGTGTACAGGGTGGCATTTTGCGCGTTTTCTGGCGCTTTTGGTGTGGTAGTAGCTTGTGGGGGTGTAGCGCTTGAATTTGACGGCTGAGTGCTTTGTTTTTGGGCGATTGGATATAGGCCACTAAGTGTTTGTTTAGCGCTATCCATTGCCCAATATAAATCTAAGACGGCTTGTGGGAGCGAATTGGAGTGCAGCGTCATATTCAATTTGAACTTATCGCCTTGTGAATGTGACCAATCGAATATGGTGACACGGTTTTCATCAAAGCCGTCAAATGATACATTTGTATCGGTATCATCTTGGCTATCCTCCTCAATGGATTGCTCAACCGAACGAAAGGCGATTTCATCGGGTAGGGTAGTCAGATTGTTTTGGATAGCTTTCGCCAGATACAGCCACAGCTTAACGGTGCGAACAATCAATTCAGCGTAGATGTCTGGCGGGTTGCTGTCCAGTTTACGAGCGCTGATATTCAGTTCATAGCTGTCGAAATAGCGCCGATAGTTAATCACAGGAGTAGTAGCCATGATTAGTCCTCCATTGTATTCATATAGTAGTCATACAACTTTAGAAACTTTTCAGCATCAGACATATAGATTGTGTCATAGGCTTGACCTTCTTCAAGTGCAAAATCATAGTAAACTTGAACGACTAAACCTGATTGTAATTCCCTATTTTCTGGCTTATAACCGATAGCCTCAATCCATCGCGTATCATTGTCATTTCGGTATATAGTGTCGCTATGGTGTTCGACAACGGATGAGATGTGCGAGAGAGAATAACGAACGTTACCAATCTTGATAGCTAACATTTTCAGTACTCCTTATTGGATAGATTTACTTGCTTTCCTTATCCATTTTAGAGTAAAATAGTTTTTATGTCAAATAGTCTTTGGAGGCAAAATGGAACATCATACGTCAACTTCTAATGCTGAACGCTCTTTTTTGTATTACTGGACAATCCTCAGAACACTCGAAATAGAACCTGTATCGGAATATCAATTCGACACAAGCCGCAAATGGCGCTTTGATTTCGCATTCATATCGCCTCAATTAGCGATTGAGATAGAAGGGGGGTTATACATGAATGGGCGGCATGTGCAGGCCAAAGGCTATCAGGCCGATTTGCATAAGTACAACCGGGCTACGGAGTTAGGCTGGCGCTTGCTGCGCTATTCGCCCCAGATGCTTAAAGGCGATCCTATATCGGTTATTCAGCAGATTGAGAAGGTACTGAGAGGATAGACCGTTCGCGGCGTGACTTGCGCCCAACGGCTGTATGCTTACCGCAGTAGCACACCATAACGTAATTATAACAAAGGATTAAAGATGAATACACCACTTGCCATTATTCAAAATGAAGTACATCAACTGGCTAGAACTGAAGTTGACTTTGTAAATGCCTCTGAAGCCTTACTTTTGATTGCTAAAGAAGCACTTAAAAACGACCCGCCGCTCAACGGGTTAACCGATTTACGCGCACAAGCGACCGCCATAGGTGCATATCTCACTCGTAAAATTCAATCGCGTGAAGCGCGGTTAGAGGCTGGGAATAATATCACCGAAAGCCGTTTACGTATCGAGCGAGCTATCGGTTCATTGATTAAGCGAATGCAAGAGGCGGGAGAGTTAAATGGGCATGGCGGCGATAGAAAATCAAGTATTCACGATGAAACCTTGATTTTTGAGATTAACAAACCACTCACTATTGCCGATGTCGGGATCAGTAAAAATCAATCTTACCGCTGGCAAACAATGGCGGCACTACCCGAAGAACGATTTGAAGAAGCGGTTTTAGAAGCGAAAGAAAATGGCTGGGAACTGACCAGCAATGATATTTTACAACGCGCTAAGTTTGATTATAAACGGGATGGGAAAACCAATCACGCGTCTGATGAATATATTCCTCAAGGCTTTGATGCTTGTCAAACGCCCGCTTATGCGCTTGACCCGCTTCTGCCTTATCTGAAAAGAGAATGGGCGATTTGGGAGGCAGCAGCCGGTGAGCATCGTTTAGTAGAGGCTCTTTATGATGCCGGGTACAGCGAAGCAAATGTCATTCCATCTGATTTATTAACCGGACAAAACTTCTTTGAATACGAGCCGGATAATTGGGATTGTCTAGTAACTAATCCGCCTTACAGCTTAAAATATAAATGGCTAGAGCGCTGCTATGCGCTTGGAAAACCTTTTGCTTTACTTGTTCCAGTAGAAACACTTGGTTCAAAGGCGGCGCAAGATTTAATCCAGAAGTTTGGATTTGAAATGCTGTTACTAGATAGTCGAGTTGATTTTGAAATGCCGAACAAAGGATTTGAAGGTTCGGCGCAATTTCCTGTGATGTGGTTATGCTGGCGGTTACTTCCGCAGCAAGTTCTATTTGGTTCGATTAGTGAGGCGAAAAAGCAATTCAAGAATGAGCATAATTGATAAGGCACAGTTTAAACAAGGCAAGGATATAGAGGCGTGGCTTGACTATTATTTCACGACACAGGGGTGGCATATCACGCAAACAACACCCCATGAAGAAAGAGTGCTGCATATCGGGGATCGACATTTTAGTCGGAACGGAAAACGCTATACCATTGAATATAAATCAGGTATTCAATCTTATTATACAGGCAACATTTTCTTAGAAACCGTTTCGGTCGATACCCAACAAATTCCCGGTTGGGTTTATACCTGTCAAGCGGATTACTTGTTTTATGCCGCGCTTCTTAATGAAGTGATTTTGATTTTTAAGCCTTCTCATCTTAGAAGTAAAATCCACTCTCTCAAAAAACAATTCCGAGAGGTGAAAACCAGTCACCAGCAAAATGATGGTTACAATACACATGGTTTACTGATCCCTTTAGATTATGGCATTCAATATTTAGCCGATAAAGTCATTCGACTATAGCCAACAAAAAAGCACTTTCGAGTGCTTTTTGTTTGGGATATATCCCCCAGTCCATTTGTTATCCGCTAAAGACTGGTATGCGGATTGCGTGCTGACTTGTAGGACATTGAATAACTATTCGTTGAGTGTTATTTCTTGCCTACAAGTCTCGTCTAGACTGCAACCAGTTCCTTAGGTTTTACGGCGGTTGCCCCCTACGCAATGAGACTAATTTCATTGAGGGGAGGGAACTCCCCTCCGGCTATAAAGTGCCTATGGCACATCCACTTGCCGTAAGTGCATCAATTGTTAAGGTGCTGTTTTCCCAGAAGAGGGCGGGTTTCGCGTGGCTTATTCCCCACACTACTTAAAACGCCCTCTCTGTACCAATAAGAAGTCACCGCTGCACCACCAACCAGTGACATAAAACACTCTAGCACTTTTGGGGGCTTGTGTCAAGAAACTGTTTTATGCTAAGATGGGGGCTATCACGAATAGGAGCTAAGAATGACCGAACGGAACACGAAGGGGCAGTTTGTGAAGGGGCATGAAAACATCTCAGCAGGGCGGCCTGCGGTGGCGGGTGATGCCACACTGCGTCGGATGCAAGCGGTCTTAGACTTCGTGAAACAGTACCGAAAAGAACACGACTATGCGCCCACGCTGAAGGAAATCTCTAAGGCGGTCTATGGCAACCCCAACAACTTCGGGAATGTTCAGCAAATGGTACAGGCGCTCATCGCGCAAGGCTTCCTTGTGAACGCTGGAAAGGGCAGGGGAAGGACGTTGAATGTCGCTAAGAGGCCGCCGCGAAGATTTTTTTACAACCCAAAGGAATAACCAATATGAATAAGCAAATCTTACTGCAAGTCAAAAATGGCCTCTATCCGATAGACGCTAAAATTATCGGCGCATTAGGTGTACACGATTCACCCGCCTTTAATGAGGTATTAGAAACGCGAGTATCCCATGTTAAAACAGGTTGCTTTATTGCTGCTTTTACCAGTTATACTGATGCGGTTGATTTTGCAACCAAAGCAAACCAATTACTTGATTTCGATAAGATGGCTGAGGTGATGCTTGAAAATACGCTTAAGCAAACCCGCGCTTACTTCAAACAAGATTTAGCAACTCTCCACAGCCTTATGGAAAGTTACTCTAGTTATATACCGAGACTTCAATTGACACTTACTAAGCCTGATGTTCGAGTAATCAGGAAAAGATTGAAACCAAGCCAAGAATTAACCATATTATTACCGTAAATTCGTCAAAAATTCGTTTTTAGCTAGTGCATTAAGAAACGTAAAGAGGTAACATTCAGACTACTAAAGAAAAGTATTTCAAGGTATAATTTAATGGTTAGCAGCGTTGCCGACACAGCGCCAAAAAGATAGACTATAAAAGCCCTTACGGGTGTTCCAAGTTCTCTATGTCGGTGGAGAATTTGGCACTCACGTAGGGGTTTTTATTTTCGATAGCGGAGGAATGATGGCATTCTTTGATAGTTGGTTTACTGGGAAGATGCTTGAAAACGGCTATAAACAGATTTATCGCGATGATTTAATTTCGCGTGTTTGGCTGACTTTTCAGGATGGTTATGACAGTCTATCAAAAGACTTATTTCATGTGTGCTATCTCCGTGCTGAAATATCACCAGAACTAATACGCATGTCGTTTACGGCGCATCATGATGAGCATGTTCTATTCGTGGTTGACGAGCGCGTTATTGCTTCCATTAAAACCGATATGCCAATTTGGATTCGCGCCTTACATGCCATTTATTATGGCAGGATTTATGTTTACCGCGATCTACTCGAAAACATCTCAGCACTTCACTATGACTGGGATAAAAAATGGGGTACGTTTTCAGAACCGATTGATATTGACGGCATTCTCTTCACCGATACCGACTGCAAACTAAAGGACTTCCCCGGCATCTTCCACATTGCGCGCTTCTATGACCGCGCTTTTTGGACTGAACAAGCTAAACAAGCACCACCGAAACAACGCACTCGCCAGCACAAACCGCCTCCAAGCGCTGAGGATGTGTTTCGGGACTTCCGCGAGGCTTTTGAGCGCAATAAACGTCACTATCAAGCCTATCATGACTATGAGCCTGTACAACCACGCTATGTGCCGAAAGGTGATAAGTGGCTAGACCTGTTTATAGGAACTGGCTCGATTGAAGCAGCGCGGGCGAAATATCGTGAACTGGCGAAACAATACCATCCTGACTTAAACCCCGGCAGTAGTGAAGCCCTCAGCACTATGCAGGCTATTAATATCGCATTCGATAAAGTAAAGGAGTACTGGAAATGAACAATCCACTTTGGCGCTATGAGATGGAACTTCCGCAGCGTACCGACTTCGACAATGAGGAGGATTATGACTATGCTATGAACCTGTGGGCGCATGATCGTTTGTATGGGTGGGAAGATGATTTGAGAGCCTACGAGCAAGAGCAGGAATATGAACGGGAGTTAATCGAAAAAGGGACGGAGTTCTACTATGACTGATATTCTCATCAGTTGGATTAAAGAGGTTATCTCACAACCAACTATAAAGACATTTGAAAAGACCTCGCTCAATGGTTACAGTGCCCGTCCTGAAGTGTGGGAGGCAGTCGTTAGTTTAACCGATGCTCACAAGTTGGGCGGTTCAAAGTCGGCTAAACAGTCATGGGATGAGGTAGTAGGTAAAACCATCCCTGATATTGCCGAAAAGGTGAATCGCCCCAAACTGATTAAACACATCAGCGAATACGAACAGAGTCCCTCCGTCGAATGGCTCATCAAGAATGAAGTCCCTAAGCGTTCGATAGTAGTACTTTATGGCGCAAGTGGCGCATGTAAATCCTTTCAAGCCGTTGATTACGGCGGTCAAATAGCCTTGAATGAAAACTTCATTTATGTAGCTGGCGAAGGTCAAAGTGGTTATTTTGCCCGCTATGCGGCATGGCTTAAGCACAATGGTTATAAGAAGCCGGGTAAGTTTTTCCTCTACCCAAAGTCGTTACAACTTCTCAAACAAGCCGATGTGGATGCTTTTATTGAGGAGGCTTCTGAACTCAAACCATCGGCTATTGTTATTGACACTTTAGCCCGCTGTATGGTCGGGGGGGATGAAAATAACCAAAAAGATATGGGTTTATTTGTATTTGCTTGTGAGCAAATCCAGCAAGCGCTCGATTGCACCGTGATTATCGTACATCACACGGGCAAGGCCGGGGATAACGAGCGCGGTTCGTCTGTACTACGCGGCGCGGCGGATATGATGATCGCTATTACAAACGAGGAGGGCATTATCAAAATCGCTTGCGGTAAATCGAAGGATACCAAGCCATTCATGCACCGCTACTGTCGATTGCAAGAGGTTGAAATCACCCAGAATGGGAAGCAGGTTGTAAGCGCAGTACTCGAAAACTGGCAGCAAGTCAAAGTCAATGCCGATGAATTAACACCGAACCAAGCACATCTCTTAGAATGCTTATCATCCGAACTGTTTAGTCAGGGTGTGAAAGCGCCTGACTTAAAAGGCTACTCGAATATTCAGGGTAGCAGCTTCTATAAGGCACTTAACAGTTTGCTCAAAAGGGGTTATGTTCGCAAGATTGGAACAGGCGCGAAAATTGACCCGATTATTATCACCAACATGGGCAAAGATTGGATACGTCAAAAGTCCAAAATCAATCCAGAAGAGATGCACGATGAAAGACTATAGCATGGTGGAATCAATGGTGGAATTGGGCAGTGGATTCCACCATGCCAATTCTCTTATAGTTTCATACAACCAATTAACAAGTCTCTCTTGTTTGTCTATCGTCTACCGTTATTCCACCAGTTGTCTACCTTAGTGATTCCACTTTCCACCCTCTTTTCCAAGCTATATAGAGCTTGGAAAGGTGGAGGAACAAGTAGAAATGAGGAAATATGATTGATACTCGCAGCATAGATTTACTGCAACTTTGTGGTAAGAATACCAATCTCAGAAAAGCAGCGAATACCAGAGGTGGAGAGTATTCGGGTGCATGTCCTTTATGTGGTGGTGAAGATCGATTTAGAGTCCAACCTGCTACGGGGATGTGGTGTTGTCGGCAGTGTCATGAAAAGTGGGGAGATGCCATTGAATATGTAAAGTGGCATGACGGAGTGGATTTTAAAACTGCTGTGCAATCCTTGAGTTTACCACTGGATAGCAGACCGTTTACACCGAGTAAATATAAGAATGACCCGAATGCGCCTAAACCATTAGGCAATGAATATATCGCCTTAAATGATGAGGACTGGCAAGAAAACGCCCGTCGTTTTTGTGAACGGTCATTTGATGCTTTATGGGATAAGCACAATACCAAACCTCTCGAATATTTGCTCAATCGCGGTTTGAGTGAGGATGTAATTGAAAGTGCCGCGCTCGGTTATAACCCGCAGGATTATCAAGCCATGTGGGGCATTACTGAGATTTGGATACCACGCGGGATTGTTATCCCTTGGGTTATTGGTAATAAGTTATGGCGTGTGAACTGCCGCCCGCCAGTAGCCATTAATGGCAAAAAATACATCCAAGCGGCTGGTAGTGCCAATGGTTTATATAATGCCGATGCGATTAGGCGCTTTCGCACCGTGATTATGACCGAAGGGGAGTTTGATAGTCTCGTTATTCGATCTCATGCCCCTCATTTCATTGCAGTGGCTACAGGTACGGTTTCATGGGGGCGTGTTACCCGGTGGGTGAGTCGACTTAATCACGCTGATGAAATACTACTGGCTTTCGATACGGATGAAGCGGGCGAAAAGGCAGTGACTTGGTGGCAGGAACAATTAGGCGAAAAAGCAATCCGTTTAGTGCCCACTGCCCACGATGTAACCGATATGTGGAAGGCAGGGCAGTCGATAGCGCGTTGGCTAGAGCCTTACAATATGGCGTTTAGTGTGCCTATCAGTGAGGATATGCAAGAGCGACGTGAACAGATTAGACAAGAGATGATCGGGAAAGGGTATCAAATCTAAATGGAACAACATACGTACTGGCGGCATATCTGGACAGGTACATGTCACAGGGCTTTAGTCGGTCATGAATGGAAAGCTAGTCTTTGGGAACAAATCACTGAGGATGAATACGAAGATTGGGTATGGGAACGTAAGGCGATTTGGACATGGGATAAGAAAATCGCTTACGAAGAATTAGGGTTAGAACTATTGTAGAAGTATCTGATAGCTTGTATAAGAAACCAATTAGTGCTAAAATGGGCTAAAAAGGAGTAAATGAAGATGGGTAAGATAAGCAAGCCTCAGTATTACGACAGCATTCCTGAAGTGCCGCAAGATTTCGAGGGCGCATGTGCGATGTTATCGCAGGCCAACAGCGCGATTTATTATTGGCGGGAAGAAATCAAGACGATTGATCGTTATCAATATACACTCAAGCATGAAGCCGATAACTTCTTAAATGGTTGGAAAGCCGTCAAGGTGAAGGCGGAAGCGGTTATTGCCACATATCAATTGAGGCTTCTATGATGCAGCTTAAAGCCAAGTGTGACCTGTGGATAGCGGTAATTGCCTTCAAAGACGGGAACGAGGCCTTTGTACATGCGGGTAAGTATATTCCTGCAAATTGGTTGTTAATCGCTGATGCAGATCAATTCATTCATCTCGAAACTGGTGATACGCTAACCTTCAAAGCAATAGCCGATGGCAGTGACCCTTACGCGCAATTGGCGACACGCT